AACTCATCGATTTTCTTAACAATCTTATCAGAAACCATTTCGTTGATTTTTTCTTTAAGAGTAGAATACTCTTTATTTTCTAACAAACTAATTAAACTATCCATTTTAACCTCCAAAAAAATATTTAAAGTATTTATAATTTTATTTAAAAAAACTCTTAAAACCCACCACCAACATCATCTAAACCCTCTTCTTTATCTCTTTTGACAACTTCAATTTGCTTTTCTATCTCAGATTCTAAAAATTCTCTATTCTTCTCATACTCATCTTCACTCATCCTAAAAAACTCTTTTAAGACAAATTCCTTAGAAAAAAGAGCTTCTGGAGAATTTTTATTTTCTATGGTAGAAATAAAGCTAGTTGCGGTTGAAAGAATACCCAACCTCTGCTCTGAAATCTCAATTTCTTTAAACTCTTTAAAAAGATTGCTCTTAACAAAATTAATATCAATATCATCTCTATCAACCTCAATACCCCTAAAATTCATAAGAGTCATATACAAATCTATAACAACCTTTTTAAATTTTTTCTGTTGTTCTTCAACAAATCTCGAAAATTTAATTTCTTCTCTTGTTACCTGACCAGACCTACCAGGCTCATACGTAGACCCTTCATTATTGTGCCAACGAGTAGATGGTATTTTTAACGCTCTATATAATTTTCTTAAAAAGTAATTTAAATCCGTTATTTCACCTAAATCAATAGAATCGTTAACTGTTTCAACCGTTGTTCCTTGCCCCTCACTATTTTTACTAAACCAATAATCCTCAGAATGGCTTTGTGAATTGACTGTGGTTTTAATATCTCCACTATCAGAATCCAAATTAAATTTATTTCTATATTTCCTCATAACCTTTTTGAGATATGCCTCAGCTCTTGGCCTACTCATATTAGCAGTGTATACATTCCACACTCTTCTCTGAGGTGATCTAACAATCCTATAAACAACAATACTATCTTCAAGATTTCTTAACAAATTATATGTTTTAATCGCTCTTTCCAAATAACCTCTTGGGTCTAAATAAGATGATCCATAATCACCAAAATCAGAAAAGGCTATTTGAGTTTTATGAAATCTTTTTCCAGACTCAGAATTTTTCAATCTTTCATAATTAATATTATCAACATCATCCAAAATTTGAATATAAGAATCTATAACACCCTCTTTATATATTGGAAACATTGTGTATGCAGGCAAAACTTTAATCCCAATAATATTATTTTTTTCTTTGTTAGATATAGCTTCAACATATAATTCTCCTTCAACAAGCCATTTTCTAAATAAAAAAGAACCTTCATCATTGTATTTAATAACTTTATTAACTAAATAATCAAATGCATCGTTCATTCTCTTCTTTTTTGATTCTGGATATTTATCATTCTTTATTTCTAACTCCAAATATTTTCCTCTACCATCATCCACAATAGCATCATTCACAATATTATCTAACGCATCAGATATTTCTGGATATAATGACATCTCTCTATATTTAGATATTCTAAATTTTTTGTTTTTTATAAATGGATAAAAATCAAAACTATAGCTGGAATACTCATTAAAAACACCAACATTGCTTTTATATAAATAATCATCCAACTCACTCTGAGAGACAGCAAGACTCCTGTCAATCATTTCCTTATCATACTCTTCTGCCTCTATATTTCTTTTTGATTTAAATAAACCAAAAAAACTATTATCTTTAATAAAATCACCAAGTGCCATTATCTCAAACTCCTATACCTATTAGCAGATTGCTCATAAGAAACTTTATAATATGTATCAGAGTAATATCTAACTACCTCATCAACACTATTTAATTGTACTTTCCTCAACAAATTAACTCTATCCATTCTATAGTTTCTAACAATAAACCCAGATTTTTTAAACATTGATATTAAAGATGGATAATTTATTCTTATTGGTTGTTTATTATTTTCAAAGTTTTCAGCGGACACTTTCTTTAAACGTGAAACCCAAATCTGCCTTGACAAAACAGGCATATGATGTAGATTCATACCAACAAAATACTTTTTATCATAATTAACATCGAAAATAAAAGTCAAAGGCCACCAATCAAAATATTTTAAAATATCATCTGGATAGTCTTTTCCAAATTTATATAAATAAGTATAAAAATGCCCTTTTCTAATTACTGAATTTATTCTAAAATTACTTTTCAAATACTCTAAGTAATTGTTAAAACTTGAATATTGTAGCTGTTTTTCTAAAGAAAGTTGGGGCATTAAAATCTCTTATTCTTTAAAAGAATGTATCTTTGATAATAAATGATTAGGTATTTTTTTCTCTTTTATCTTATCAAAATCAAAAATCCAATTAGAAGTGTTATCACTAACAACTCTTTCAGCATCAGTATCTATCGCAAGAACGTCATACCCATTTTTATTATCTCCACCAACAATCATAGCGTATATAACAACAGGATTATACTTTGATCCTAATTGACCAGTCACAAAATCACCGACATTAAATTTTTTAGCTTCATTCAATAATTTGTTTAAATAAACATCAATCTTTCTCATCTCTATCTCCCCACATTAACTTTTTCTTATGAACATAATTACCCATAGTAGATGTTGTTGTTGATGGTGCTTCTTCATCTAACCCCAACATATTTTTAAATATTCCCATAGTCAATTTCCAATAATCATCACTTTCTTTATCAACATCTTTATATTGAGAATCTACAACACCTTTAGCCTTATCCCAAAGACGCTCAACTTCCTGTTTCGATTTTCCACTTCTCTCAGAATATTTATCTATCAATTGAGTTGGCATATCACATCTCCATATTATTTTTTACATATTCATCGTAATTGTTTGCCATTTCCTCATAATATTTATTATATATTTCTTTACCTTTATTAGACATAAAAGAATCAAACTCTTTAAAAATTTCATTTGAACATTTGGCATTACTCATAGCAAGCTCCATCATTTTTTCAGAAGCTCTCATCTGTGATCTTTTATTGACACTAAAATTAGTATCTGCTAATTCCTTGATTATATCAAGACTACCATTTATCTTTTTTTGAGGAAACCCACGAAGGGCCTCAGATATTTGTTTTTTTAAATCTGACATAAAACCTCCAATATATAAATATTTATAATCTTACCACCACCCAGTTTTATCAATATCTTCATCTTCTACAATAGAACCAATATCAACCATATTTGCGCTAACTTCAGATTGTAAATCGAAAATATCCTCTAAACTTGAAACAGTAGCACTTATCTCTGAAGCTGAAGTAAAATCTGCATGTTCATTTCTATATGTTCTAACTTTGAATTCATAAGTATGTTTACCTTGTAGAAAAAGATCTTCTTCTTCACCAACATCAACTATTTCATAGTACACATCATTGTATTCGGCTTTTATAACATCACCAATCTTTGGTGTGTAAGAACTAGATACTTGATAAGCCCCATCCTTATCAAATTTAGAAGCCTCAGTAAAATGTAACTTAGTAACAAACATACTAAACTGATCTAAACCTTCAATACCAAACTTAGACCAAACCTCATCTTCTTTTGGCAATTCATAATAAGCCATAACAGGAAAACTTCTAACAAACCTTCTATTATCATCTTCTCCCCATATCTTATTATAAGAAGTATCAAAAGTTATAATATGATATTGAACACATACACCATGATGATTATTTCTCTCAGTTTGCAATCTAGCATGCAAATCTCTTTCATTGTCATAATCATCACCACATCTTTTTCTAAGCCAATTAGTAGGCATTACACTAACCTCATTGTAATTTGGAAAATTTTTATCAACAGATATTCCAACACCAGCATTGTTCAATAATAAATTGAAAACATCTACAGTAGCTGATGTATCAAATCTTATAATATTAACAATAGTATCATATATATTTATATTTAAAGATAGTAATTCTTGAGAGATGTTATTATTAGTCTCTAAAGATAATGGCACAGTATTTATATTTAGACTAATTGTTGTTGGTTGTATAAAAACACCAAAATCAACATCAACACTATATGAATTTAATGTTAAAGATTCTACATCTAAAACAACAAAAGAATTTGATTGTGAGATTGCATCAACACTATATGAGCTTAAATTTAGAGGCAGAGTGTCAAGATTTACTGTTTCAGAACCTACAGCCAAGACATCAACATCATATGAACTTAAAGTTAAAGATTCTGTATCAAGACTTACAACATTAACACCTTCACTAATTATAGTAACAGAATATACATCTAAAACTAATGACTGAAAATCTAAATCATTTTCAATACTTGAAATAAAATCGACATCATATGAACTTAAAGTTAATGATTCTGTATCAAGATTAGTAGATACATTCTCTGTTGTAGTAATTGTAGTATCATAAAAACCCAAAACCAAATTTTGAACATTTAAATTTACTTGAACAGCGCCAGCAATATCTACAGAAACTTCATGAAAATCTAAAATAAGATTATTAACGTCTACATCTATAGATGATCCTAAACTAACATCTACATTATATGAACTTAATGTTAAAGATTCAGTATTTAGATTAGTAGAAACACTATCTGTTGTAGTGATTGTTGTGTCATATGAACTTAAAGTTAGAGATTCAGTATTAAGATTAGTAAAAACATTTTCAATATTAACAACATCTACATTATAAGAACTTAAATTTAGAGATTCTACGTCTAAATCATTAACAACACTATCTGTTGTAGTGATTGTTGTGTCATATGAACTTAAAGTTAGAGATTCAGTATTAAGATTAGTAGTTACGGCCCCAATAGTATCAACATTGGCTGAATAAATATCTAAAATTAAATTCTGTTCATCTAAATTATTAACAACACTCTCTGTTGTAGTAATTGTAGTATCATACGAACTTAGAGTTAATGACTCAGTATCTAAATTTACAATTGAAGCCTCTACTGTTAAAACATCTACATCGTATGAACTCAAATTTAATGACTCAGTATCAAGATTAGTAAAAACACTATCTGTTGTAGTAATTGTAGTATCATACGAACTTAAATTCAATGACTCAGTATCAAGATTAGTAGATGCATTCTCTGTTGTAGTAATTGTAGTATCGTATGAACTTAAATTTAATGATTCTGTGTTTAAAACTGAAATTATATTATCAATATTAATAACATCTACATCATACGAACTTAGAGTTAATGACTCAGTATCAAGATTAGTAGATACATTCTCTGTTGTAGTAATTGTAGTATCGTATATACTCAACAATAAGGAGTCTACATCTAAATCATTAACAACACTCTCTGTTGTAGTAATTGTAGTATCGTATGAACTTAGTGTTAATGATTCTGTGTTTAAACTTGCACTGGTATCAACACCTCCAGTAGACAAACCAAGCTCAACTAAATCGAGATTGATCTGGGATGTTCCAAAAGCGCTTGAGCGCTCTAAATTTACCGTCGATGGTGGGGAGTATTGCGCCGTCCATCCCCCAGTATCGCGCCGAACCTCATTCTCATCTATCTCTGGTATATCACAGCCGTTAGTAGACAGGCGTGCATAAGCGTTTCCCGTGTTTGACGGTGTGGTAAAAGTAGGATTCCAAACCGTTCCGGCTTGACTCGATCTAACGTGCTGCACGTCTGCGGTCGATATCTCAATAGAATACGCAGTCACATTGCAGTTAGTGCCAAGCGCCGTAGCTCTCGTAACCTCAACATTCGTAGATGTGGTAAATCTGAATTGCGGTCGATGCTCCAAACCACTGTCGGCGCCTGCAGCATATCCACCAAAAAGAATGGACTTAGTTGTATCGACGGTTGAGATTGCAATTGACTGAGTTGTGTTAGTTCCGGGAAAACTTACCGTATCCTCTTGCACCGATGCATCATCGTGCTCAACAGTGGTGACTGTAAGGTCACGGCTTCGTACCAGCTCGACACTTGCCTGAGTAGTGCTACTAAAATATGCCCTACAGCTTGATCTTTCACTTGAAAATCGAGATGTGAAACTGACTATGTTCCAGCTCTTAGCCAGATCAACCGCCGAAAGCGTGTAGTTTATCGTAGCTCCTGCGGAGTTAGGCGTGGAGCTATTGTGTTGAACGGCAACCCCACTGGCGTACTCAATCACTTTCCACGATATTATCGCATTTTCAGAATTTTGCGATTCAAAAATTATCTGAGTAGATGTTCCAGGTCTCACTCGATACAGACTCTGAGACGCATTCAAACCGTCATTGTCTATACTCCATTCAATCCACGCCTTAGACCAATCAACTGCACTAATAGTGACGGTGTGAGTATCGCTACTACTTGCAAAAGTAGTCTTACCAGATTGGATTGTTAGACCGGAAGTCGCCATTTAGATATGCTTACACCGCAAAATTGTTAATGTTTGAATTGACTACGAACTGAATGTCATTATCAGTAGAATCTAACCCATTAGATTGTATTGTTGGATTTTGTACTACAGTCCAAACCATTTTATCGGAAACAATTTCTGGGTCTTTCATAGCATCTTTAGCCCACACAACTCTCTCTGCATGATAAGCAGTCCCAGAATCTTCATTAATAACATCAAAAGCGGCTTTTGCGACCGCTGCTGAAACTCTTGCTTTCAATTCTGCATTTTCAGCCAAATTATACACATCTATTAAAGCCATAATAAAAATCTCCTTTTAAATTTTATTAAATTTCAAATTCCACAGAAACATCTTTTTCTATTCTATATCCATCAATAACACTTTTAGAATTAATTTGTAAAACACCAATATCCAATGAAGTGAATTTCTTAGAAGCCTTACCATTATAAAATCTAAACTCAGAATTCATAGATTGTCCAGATGGCAAAACAATTGGTATTTTAACACCACCATTGATGGTGGAATCAATTTCAGATTTATTAGAGTTTAATGTTTCGATAGAAACAATAACAGAAGATTTTCCGTTCGCTTTAACAACACTATTATTAGTAGTTATTCTAAGCCATTTTTTATCATCTTCTATAGAAAAATTCAAAGAAGCAATAGATCCTTTAGACCATACAATATCAAATTGATCTCTTTTACTAACTCTAATAGCATCCTCATGACTATCATCTAATACAAAAATTTCTATGTTAGAAACAGAATCAGAATAGTTTTGTGCTATAGCTTCTTTGTACTTAACTAAATAATCACCAACTAAGTCAGGTTTTCTAAATCCAGATTCTAAAATCTCTTGTGTATCTTTTTTAGCTGTAATGTAAAAAGACATTATCAAAAATCTCCTATTTTAAAAAAATGACCAAAAAAGAAAAATTCAATTTTGGCCATGTGTATAATAAAAATCAAATTGTAAGCACTATTAAGTTACATCAATAATACCATTAGAACTCCAACTGATCGTAAAGTCACCAGCAGTAGAAGATTTGTCTTCAGTGAAATCAAACAAAGCTACCAATAGATCGTTGTTGGGATCATATATAGCTGCCCCTCTTGCTGTAATTGTTGATGATGACCATGTTAAGTCTTCAGCATCCCAAACGACTTTATTTGTTGTATCGTTCTCATTCAAAGTAACACCAGAAAGATTCTTGCCTCCAGCAGTGTAACCCGATCCAGTAACTTCGGAATCAGAGATTTCAGTCCAACTATTGTAGTTGTTCAAAGTATCTGCAGCAGCACTAACGTAACGAGCATCAATTAACGATACAGCCCAATAATCATTTGCTGACAAATCAACATTTCCATCAAAAAGCTCTCTTTTGAACCTATTAGTAATAGCATTGGCCATTTTTTCCTCCTATAATAATTAACATTTTTTTATTCTAACAACTGAGCGGAATGTCCTAAATCTATTCCGCTTCCTATATTATTATTTATAATTTTATTAGTATTTTGTTTTTTCAATCCATCATCATCACTCAACATAGTAGCATATTCTAAGTCTGACAAATTTTTCTCACTTTCACGAATATCTTTTTTACCATTATCTAAACGCACATTCAAAGATTCTTTAATTTCATTAATATTTTCTTTAATCGACTCTAACTCTTTCATATAATTTTTTAATTCATATATTTCTTTAAATGCTTCTCTAAACTTCAACTCTATATCATGATCATTGTTAACACTTCTAACTTTATTCTTTTCTCTAAGATATTTTTCTAATTTTGAACTCATGGTTATACACTTCCTCCTAAAGATTCTATGTTTTCTCTATATTTTTCCTCAAGTTTTTCTATATCTGCCAAATTTTCCTTTGCAAAAATTTTAGCTTTAACAAAAACCGATCTAATTATAACCTTCAAATCATCTTGAATATTATCTCTTATATAATGTCGTATATCTTGAATATTCATAAAAGAACCTTGTAAAGACCAATAATCTAAAAGAACATCCATCATATTATTAAAAAAAGTGCTAAATTTATCATCAACATATCTATCAAATTCATCATCAGTCAAATCTATAAAATGATTAAATATGAACGCTGATCTAAAATCTTTTTTAACACTATTCTCCATCAATTCTATAACAGTTTCAAAATGTTTTATATCTTTATATATAAGATTTGGTATGTCATTGTATGTAGAACTATCAACAACATTTAACTTATCATTGACAGCATTTTCAAAGCCTACTTTGAGTCTATTTTTGATTTCATTCGATTTATCAGAAACATATAACATTTGCCTATGTATAATATTTTTAAGCTGTATTTGTTCAATTTTACTAACAATATCTCTATTCTGGCCCATAATATTTTTTAATATATCATAATCTATGGTAATTCTAAGTTTACTTTTATACACATTATTATTAAAAAGCAATTTATAAAAATAACTATAGATTTTTGTAACGTTAGAAATATTCAACAAAAAAACAATTAATAGAATCAATAATAATACTATTATAGTTTGAGAACTATCAAACTTATCCAAAAAACTTTTAAACACAATCATCTTTGTAGTGTCCATATATAAAAATCCTATATTAAGTAAATCTCTTTTATATATTTATTTTTTTATTAACATACTTAAATTTTTGATCTTTATAATATTTCAACCTTAGAAGCCAGTGTTTAAAAGTATAATTCAAAAATCTTTTTTTAGTCCTCTTTATATATGTGAAGTCATCTACAATATCCCAAAGAACCATTTTATTTTTATTCTTATTCGATCTTAAACCTCTACCAATAGATTGCAATACTTTTATTTTAGATTTATATGAAGATGCAAAAACCACATGGTGAAGATTTCTAATATTTATACCAGTAGATAAAGTTGCATAAGTAGCCACAAGAAGAATATCATTTCTTTTTTCCATCAACTTTCTTATTTTCTCTCTTCTCTCAACACCAACAGAGCCATGAATCGTAAGAATTTTATATTTATGAGAATATTTATTCTCAAGATATTTTACAATATCTTTTAAATGAAAAATTCTTGTACACAATATTAAAGTATTTTTAGGCTCTTTTTGTTTACTAAGTATATAATCAAAGACTTTATTTCTTTCTTGGTGTGTGGCTATAAAACTCACTTCTTCATCATATTTCTTCTTTTTCAAAACACCCTTAACTTCTTTTGGATATTGTAGAATGAGATTAACAATAAGTATTTTTGATAGTATTCCCTTATCGATTAACGTAGAGCTATTCAATCGATACACACAGGGGCCGAGATAGCCGAAAATGTTGTATTGATCTATTTCCTCATTTGGTAATGTGCCAGTGAATCCGACACGATAATGAGAATTTATACATTTCTTAACAATCTTTTGGATTGATGCGCTACTACCCAAACCATGAACCTCATCAACAAGAATAGCATAGAATTGTTCAAAAAAATCACCACTCTTTTTATGTATTGATTGCCATGTGGATATTAAAATCTGTTTGTTAGAGAGTTGTTTACCATTATATAAAACGTCAACATCTTTCTCTATGTTAGTATAACCATACGATTTAAAATCAGAATACATCTGCTCAACCAAAGAAACATTAGGAACAACAAGTAAAATTTTATTTTTTTTAACAAGACTCTTATTATAATTCTCAACTTCAATATCACAACGATTTTTTATATATCTAATTGTTGTGTATATGAGAAGACTTTTTCCGCTTCCTGTGGCACTCTCAATGGTGCATTTTTTGTTTTTTAATATATTTTCAATTGCCTCTTTTTGATAATATCTCAACTCTAAAGGCTTACCATCCATTTTAACATTGTTGAAAATTTCTTTATAAAAACTATTTAATTCTTTATTTTTTAATGTATTGTCATATAAAATGGATTGTGGATTGAATCCGAATGAGTATTCGTATTGAAAATCTTCACAGAATTTAATGAAAACACTCAACAATCCAATTGGAAATATCTGAAGTGCATGATCATAGAAAGAAATTTTTCCACTCCAAATACCTTGCTTGAATTTCGGATGGAATTTGTAATTTTTGGCAAATGTTGTCATGTAGTTTGACAACTCTTTGCTTTGATCGAATTCAATACCATATATTTGAAAATAGACTTGATTGAATAGTTTTAATTTCATAATAAAATTTCAGTGTCAATTTAAAGATTAAATGTAGATATAAGTATTTATAATATGAAATGTGCTGTTATTTTTGGATATAATTTCCCCGATAGGGTACCCGCCATAGGTTTTCATGAACTTCAATCGATTGAAGAAGTTAATATCTTCAATCCTTAAAAAAAGAAAAAAGAAGATTTTTTCGACCAAAGGTCGAAAATCACCATCTAACCAAACTGCGTTTGGTAGCGATGGTGATGTACTTTTAATTTTATTTTTTTTATTTTATATGGTAAATGTGTTAACATGAGTTTTTATATGTAGCTTTAAAAAGCAGATTGAAAATTTAATGTATATATTAACTTCTTCAATTCTTTAAAATACTCAACATCCTGATTATCATGAATTTTTTAAAATCTTTAAAAGATTAAATTATTATAAATTAATATATTGAAATATATAATATAAAGATTTGGATATAGTTCTACCCACCCACTGTTAGAATTTTTTAAAAACTAACGTGTGGGATGGGGGAATGGATATATACATTCTTTTTACATTGGTCGGTTGTCCTGTACAATGCTTCTCTAAATTGGGATTTGGAATTGAGAGAGAGGAATGCCCCCACAGAGGAATTGGACATACAAAGTCACGCAATATCACTCTAACAACGGCATTATTAACCATAGAATACACCATGATTAAATCGACTACCCCTTCGATGGCCATACTTATCTCAGACGACTCCATCTTCGGTATCGTGGGTATGTTTTGTTAGTCTACTACCCAAACGACTATCATCCGGTGCTATTTTTATCTACACCAAACCTAAAAATTTGATGTGATATGAGTACGTTTCAACTCACTATACGGATGAGATGTATTATGCTTCTTTAGATTTATTTATAATTTTATCAGAAAAAAGCGTTTAACGATATAATCATTTTAATGTTTTCTATAAATAGAAACAAATTATACTATTTTTTCTTTACTAATGAGAACAAATATTTACGTTTTTGAGCGAAAAAAGATGTTTTTTATTTCAATTTTTTTATTTTTTCTTTAAAATTGCCCAAAATGGCTCAAATTTGATGAATTTTTTTATTATTTACATAAATAATACTTGCGCACGTCAGTGCCATTATATATATTATTAGTAGAGGTTGAGGCAAGGGGCCTCAACCACAAAACCAAAAAAAGGAGATGAGAAATGAATGTAAGAGAACTTATCGAAACACTTGAGGAGTTCGCAGAGTCTCATGGTGATGAGACTGAAGTAAGATTAGCAACCCAACCAAATTGGCCGTTTGAAAATACGATTGCGAGTGTTGTTGCTATTGGTGAAGTTGAAAAATCTCTTGCTGCTGATGTATGGGATGGTGTTGATGATTATTGTGAAGAATATATACAAGGGTGCGCAATCCTGTATATAGGTGAAGGACGTCAGATTGGGTATCTTCCTGGTAGAGCTAAACAAAAATTTGAGTGGTAACTTAAACCAAAAAAGGAAAAATCTATCATGAAAATTTCATCATTAAAAAAATGTCTCAAATCAAATTCAAAAGGATTTATATATTTTGAATCACCGATCATCAATGGTATTCAGTTTATCATTGAAAGAGAAAATTATGAGGATTCTATTTTAATTCAATTGAACAATGTTGATGCAAATAGAAATATTGTCTTATGGGAGACTGAGAGCAAACATGAGTGCAATAAAATTTCAATTAATCTTTTGCTGTTACTGTCTTCCATTCAAGAATGCAAAAATTTTATTGAATGGAAAGTGAAAAGCAAAATTGCCAAAATCGATAAAGTTATTGAAGAATTGAATCTTGATGAATGGCATGTTGACGCAATTCTACCATATTAATCACCACTCATAAAAGTTTTTATTTTAATAATGTTCGATACATGGTATCGAACATTTTTTATTTCCTCTAAAGTATTTTCAATCATTTTTAATTTTATATAACAATCATCAACAATATCAGATTTTTTTATATAATCATTATCTCCCTTAACATATAAGTCAATCTCCGCCTTAGAACTCAACCCATAATTAAAATCAAATTTATAGTAATGGTATTTCTGTTTATATAATAAATTCAATTCATTTTTGATTTTCTTATATTTTTTTAGAATGCTTATATACATTAAATTGTATTTGTTGAATAGTCTGGTTATTTCAAAATTTTTAGAGAGTAGATTTTTCTCTGTGATCTCCAAATCTTCTTCAATTTGTTTTTTCAAATCCATGTTATATATTGCCTTTTTTAAAACAAAGTATTATTATAGATATTTATAATCTAATATTATTTTAAGAAAAAGGAAACCTATGTATTTAGAGTTTAAGAGTATAGAATTTAAAAATTTTCTTTCATATGGCAACACTCCCCAAAAAATAGAATTTAATCATGGAATGAATTTAATTGTTGGTAAAAATGGTAGTGGAAAATCCGCATGTTTGTTAGACACATTGACATTTGTTCTTTTTGGTAAACCATATCGAAAAATAAAAATAAGTGAACTCATAAATAGAACTAACAAAAAGAATATGTATTGTAAGTGTGAGTTTGTTATTAATGGCGTGGAAGAGTATATAATTGAAAGAGGGTTAAAACCAGACCTTTTAAAAATATATAAAAATGGTGAAGAGATGGAGCTTCTATCTTCAAAAAAATTAATTCAAGATGAGATAGAAAAAATAATTGGTGTTACATACAACATTTTTAAATTGGTTATTGTTCTTGCTGTGAATCATAACAAACCGTATTTGGCTATGGATTTGGCTGAGAAGAGAGATGTTATAGAGACCATATTCAATATAGGTGTTTTTAGTGATATGCTTAAAAGCATAAAGCAGGATATTTCTAACAAAAAGATTGAAAAAGACGTTCAGGAAAATAGTAATGCAGTTCAATATAAAAATGTTAAAGATGCTGGAGATCAATTATTCTTATTTAAAAAGAAACAAGAAGAATATAAAAACAATAATGAAATAAAAATTAAAAAAATTGAAGAAGAGGTTGATGTACTCAAAGCTAAAAAAGAGGAAAAAAATAATGAATATAATTTATTAAATAAAAATAATAATAAAGAAAAAGAAGAAGAGATAAGAGCTAAAAGAAAAGAGTGTGATGATAAGATTAGAAAAATAGATAATAAAATATATTTAAATGATAACTCCATCAAAAAAATCAAAAAAGATTCTAAATTTTATGTGGATAATGTGAATTGTCCTACATGTGGCACTGAGTTAGACAAAGAAAATAGAAATAGTATTATAGAGGAATCTAATAAAAACATTGTTGAGTTAGAACATAAAAATGAGAAATTGAAAGAGTATAAAAATAAAAACTCTAACGTGTTAGATAAATTAGACAGAAAGTTGTTGGAGTTTCAGAGATTTAATAGAGAGCTTATTGAAAAAAGAAATGAAATATCTTTGATTGAAAAAGATATTTTATATAAATTAGATTCGATAAACAATATAAAAAATCAAGAATCTTTTGATTCACAAATAAAAAGTTTTGAAGATAAATATAATGAATCTTTAAAAGAATATAACACCTCACAAGAAATTTTATCAAAAATTGAAAAAAATTTATCAATATTGATGAATAGTAAAAATATATTGAGCGATGGTGGTATTAAGGCTTATGTGTTTGATAAGTTATTGCCAATTTTAAATAAAAGAATAAATGATTATTTAAAACAATTTGAATTACCGATATATATAGAAATAACAAAAAATTTAACAGAAGAAATAATTAACGTAAAAAGAGTTGATTCTAAAATATCTTATTTTTCTCATTCTGAGGGAGAAAAGAAAAGAATCGACATATCTATAGTTCTTAGTTTTATAGATATTTTAAAACTAATATCTAACTTTAAAACAAATTTAATTATTTTTGATGAACTTCTTGAAGGTCAGGTTGATGAAGAGGGGTTAGATCAAATTCTTGATTCTATTAAAAATATTTCTGATACTAATGATGAAATGTGCATGTATATGATTAGCCATAGATTTCAAAATTATATAGGATTCAATAAACAGTTAACTATAAAAAACGAAGGTTCTTTTAGTTTTATTGAAAAGGAATAAATTATATATTGATTAATATAAAATAAAATGCTATATTAAACATTGCGTTAGTTTTTAAAAAAGGTATATCACTTTATGACAAAAAAAAATTATATAAATAATAAAAATTTTTATGTAGATATTGTTGAATATAAAAAAAATGGTAACAAAAAGGCATATGAGAGAATTGGTAAGAAATTTATTTTAATTGTTAGAAACTATTTAAAAAATCCCAATTTGATACAGTACAGTTCTGATAGAAAAGATGAAATGGAAAGCTCTTGTTTATATTATATGGTAAAAGCTATTGACAAATATGATGTAGATGAGCATAAAAATCCATTATCATATTTTACCACAATAACAAAAAATGAAATATATAAATATCTAAACAAACAAAACATTTTAATAAAAAGATATACTTCATTAGATTTTAATGATTCTATTGAGGTGGATGATATTGAGGGTATGGATGAAGAATAAAATAGCTTTGTTAGCAGATTTACATTTTGGTGTTAAAAAATCAAATAAAACATTTTTAGAAAACCAGCTCAAATTTTATTATGATGAGTTTATTCCATATTGTAAAGATAATGATATTTCTGATGTTGTTATTCTTGGAGATGTTTTTGATAATAGAAATAGTTTAAACAGTTATGTTCTAAATAAAGTGTATGAGCTTTTTGATACAATGAACGAATTGTTTAATATATATGTTTTGCTTGGTAATCATGACATATACTACTCAAATAGTTTGGGAACACACTCAATAAAATTTTTAAAAAAATTCTCTAACATAAGAGTTTTTGAAGATATTGAGTTGATAGATGATAATGGTAAGAAGTTTTTATTTGTTCCTTGGATTGTAGATAGAGAAGATTTTAGAAAACGTGTTGCTAACAAGAACATTGAGTGTGATGTGTGTTTTGGACACTTTGAAATTAATGGTTTTGCTTTAAACAATAAAAAAATATGTGATAATGGTTTTAATAGTAAACTGTTTTATAACAATTATGTAAAAACCTTTACTGGACATTTTCATCTTAGGAATGTTAGAAAAATAAATAACTCAGAAATTATTTATGTGGGTTCACCTTATGAAATGACAAGATCAGATTCTTATAGTGAAAAAGGTTTTTGTGTTTTAGATACCAATACTTTAGAATATGAATTTATAAATTCACAAAAAACAATGAAGCATATTGTTGTTGAATATCCTAACATTCCAAAAGAAGAAGATATCAAAAATAATCATGTTGATTTAGTTATAACAATTGATGATGAATACGATTCAAAAAAGAATAAAGAAATAAATAAATATATTGAGAAATTGAATAGTTATAATCCATTATTTCCAATAAATGTTAGTATAAATAATGAAAAGGATTCTACGTTAGAAAGTAATATTGATGATGTTAATATAAATGATATTGGTGTGTTGTTGAGAGAATACGTATCTGAATTAGAAATTTCTAACAAAGATGAAGTACAAAAATATCTATTGGAAAAATATGAAGAAAATAAAGGAAATTGATATATGGAAAATAATATACCAACATCTAATATGGATGTTTTTCAAAAACAATTAGACAATCCAAATAGAGATATAAAATCATCAACACAATCATCTAAAAATTTACATCCCATTTTAAAAAATGTTTTTGTTTCTTTTGTTAGTGATCCGAGTGGTTGTGGGCACATAAGAAATATTTTACCACTAACTTACATGAATGCTGTGTTTGCTAAACAAAAGAAAATGATTCCTTTTATTGCTCCTTTTTTCATAACACAAAAAGAAATATTGATTAGAGCAAAATCTTTGTTTTTTCAGAGAGTTATGGATAGTGATAAGATTGACACTATAGCTCAATATAAGAAGGCACAAACACAGTTAGGCTATAAAATGGTGTATGATATAGATGATTGGATTTGGAAAAGCCCTGATAGCTATGAGGGCCTGCCAACATACAATCCTGCTTCTATGAACATTAAAAGCAGTGTTGGAGATTCATCAATTGAAATAATGAAAATGATGGATACTGTTGTTGTTAGTTCTGAATATTTGAAAAGTTTTCTATCTAAAAAAATAGACGTTCCTATTGAAGTTTTAAATAATAGTATTCCTAAATATCTATGGGGAAATAGAAAAAGACAACCTATTGTTAGTAGGATAGAAAAACCAAAAGTTATTTACACTGGATCGCCGACCCATTATTGCCAACGTAGAAAATTGAAGGGTGACTGGGAAAGTGGTGATTGGTTAGAGTGGGTTATAAAAAATGTTAAAGATGATAAAATAGATTTTTTCTGTATGGGCGGACTTCCATTCTTTTTTGAAGAAATTAAAGACAAAATAAAATATATGAAATGGGTAGATACTTTACACTATCATCAACCTGTTTTAAATTATGGAGCACATTTCAACATTGCTCCTCTTGTTAGAAACCATTTCAATTTTTCTAAATCAGAAATAAAATATCAAGAGGCTTGTGCAAGCGGTTCTATTGGTATCGGAACATATTTTAAATGTGATTTTCCAAGTCCATATGATAAAAATATTATTAACGTTCCTGATGATGTTACCATTGAACAATTAGATGATTTGATTCTTAGAGAATTGTGTGAGCCTGATAGATTTAATGAGGTTATTCAAAAGCAGTATGAGCAATTAGATGACAATGGATGGTATTTAGAGTCTAACATCTATATTGAAAAATTTATAAAATACATGTTCAATTAAAAAGGTTTTTTATGTTTATTAACACTTATTATGATTATAAGACTAATCATATATATCATTGGTATATAAATAAAGATACTAACAATAGAAATTTTATAAAAGAGAAATTGGAATTTGATTATTATGTTGATGATTCTGATGGTGATTATAAAGATATATATGGAAATCGTAAATCAAAAAGAACAACTAAAGATTTATATAAAATAAATGAAATAAAAAATAGTAAAATTGAATATGCCGAATCCGACCTTAAACCTGATATAAAATACTTACAGCAAAAATATGGTGGAAAAGATTTTGGTGTGGATATTAGCAAAATAAATATTTGTAATATTGACATCGAATGTGAATCTACCCAATTTCCAGATCCAGAAGAAGTTCGTTTTCCTATAAATTTAATAACAATAAAATTAACAAAGCAAAATAAAGTTATCACTCTTGGTAATAGGCCATATAAAACTACTGGGCAAAAAGATAAAAGTGGCAATGTTATAAAGCCAGATTTCTATTATCACATACCAGATGAAAAAAAATTGCTTGAGAAGTTTTTCACTATTATCAAAAAAGCTAAGATTGACATTTTGACTGGATGGTATATTCATGGATTTGATATTCCTTATATTATAAGACGTAGAAATTTTTTAAAAATAGATTCTAAGGAATATAGTTTTTCTCCGTTAGGTTTTGAGAAATATAACGAAAGAACAAAAGAGTTTTCCATACCAGGGGTTAGTATATTAGATTATCAAAAATTATATAAAAGATTTACTTTTGAACCAAAGGAAAGATATTCTTTGCAATTTATTGCTGAAGATGAACTCGGTGAAGGCAAGTTAGATTATGAAGGAACAATAAACGATGTATATAATCATGATTGGGATTCTTTTGTAGAATATAATATTCAAGATGTTTTATTGATTGATAAGTTAGAGAATAAATTAAAATTTATTGAACTTGCGGTTACTTTATGTTATGAATCTTTAACACCTTTTGATAGTATTTTTGGTACTATGGTCACTTTGTTGGGATATGTTTTAAATTTTTTACATCGAAAAGATATAGTTCTACCAAAGAAGAAAAACATAAAGAAAACTCATAGCAACCCCGGCGGTTTTGTTTTTGCCAATCAGGGGCTTTTTAAATATTGTGTTTCTTTTGATGTTGAAAGTCTATATCCTAATATGATTATGGAATATAACATTGGCCCAGAAACTATTAGAGATTGTTATAAAGAAGGATATATCAAAACGCCTTTATCAGAAAAGAAGATATGGAAAACTGAACAAGGAAATTTTGATATTGAGGATGTTTATTATGAACGTGGTAAGGGTATATTATCAGAAATTGTTGAGTACATTTTCAATGAAAGAAAAATGTATAAAGAAAAAATGTTTATCAAAGATGGTTTAGATAAAAATAATTCTTTAGAGGATTTCGATAAAAAATTAATACAAGAAGTCAAGAATGAAAATTTTAGTGATGTTTATTATAAACATCAACAGATGGTTAGAAAAATTCTCATTAACTCTTTATATGGTGTTTTATGTAATGAGAAATTTCATTTTTTCAATATTACAAATGCGATGGCTATCACACTTGGTGGGCAACATTTAATAAAATTTCTTAGAAAATGTTTAAATCATTATATGTCTGTTTTATTTTGGAAAAAAAGAAATATCGATTTCAAATTAAATAAGGATAGTGTTATTCTTATTGACACAGACTCTTGTTATATTACTCTTCAATATGCATTTGAACAAATTGGAATGAGTTTTAAAAATAATAAAGATTTTTTTGAATGGTCTAATGATTTTGTTGAAAATGAACTTGAGCCATATTTGGATATGATGTTGGATAAATATTTTGAGAGGTATGATGTTGAAAATAAAATAAATTTTAAAAGAGAAAAAATTGCATCTAATATGTTAATAATGGCAAAAAAGAAGTATATTACTCAAGCGGTGGCTGATGAGAAGAAATTATATATAGACAAACCTAAAATTAGTGTCACTGGCGCTGAGATCAAAAAAACAGACACTCCTCTATTTTGTAGAAAAAAATTAGAGAAGATTGTAGATGACATTTTTAAATATCAAGATAGACACAAAATAATTAAAGAAATTAGAAATATTAAAAAAGAATTCCTAACAAAAGATGCAACAGAGATTGGGCTACCAGTTGGTATTAGTGATTATGATAAATACTCAGAGAGTTTTGATTGGTATGTTGAAAATGGATTGAGGTTTAAAAAAGGATCACCAATATATAATAAAGCTGCTATAAATTATAATTTTATGATCAAGAAATATAATTTGCCTTATCAAGATGTTAAGAATGGAACAAAAATAAAATATGTTTTTATCAATGATGATAATAAAATACAAGCTAAAGTTGTTGGTTTTATAAATACTTGGCCTAAAGAATTTGACAAATATTTTAAAATTGATTATGATTTACAGTGGGGGAGAACTTTTGAAAAAATAATAGAAAGAGTTTTTCATGTTGTTGGGTGGGGAGATGTCGATTTAAATATAAATAAAAAAGATACATTTTTTTAATGGAGGTTAGAATTGAGTATTATTGATAGGCTTATTAAAGTAACAAAATCTAAAAATGTTAATACTGTAGAAAAATCAGTATTTTTTTCAAGAACGCCTGATATGGTTAGTACAAAAATTCCAATGATTAATGTTGCTCTTTCTGGAAGTCTGACTGGTGGTCTTTGTGGTGGAATGTTAACTATAGCTGGAAAATCTAAACATTTCAAAACTATGTATGGCTTATTTCTTGTTTCAGAGTATTTGAAAAAACATGAGGATTCTGTTTGTGTATTTTTCGATAATGAGTTTGGCTCTCCTAATGAATATTTTGAAAAATATGGTATCGATACGAGTAGAGTCATTCATGTGCCTTTTTCTACTGTTGAGGAGCTTAAACACAAAGTAGTTTCTCAGTTAGATTTATTAGAAGATGAAGATTCTGCAAAAGTAATTTTTATGATAGATTCGATTGGTAATGCTGCATCTGAAAAAGAAATATCTGATGCAAGAGATGGTGAAAACAAAGTAGATATGACAAGAGCAAAACAAATAAAATCATTATTTAGAATTATAACAGCAAAAGTTAAAATGTTAGACCTACCATTTTTAGTAATTAACCATACGTATGATACACAAACTTTTATATCTACAGAGAAAATGTCCGGTGGTACAGGAATAGAGTACAATTCAGATAATATTTGGTTTATTGGTAGAAAACAAACAAAAGATTCTGGTGAAGTCATTGGTTATAAATTTTCAATAAATGTTTATAAATCAAGAAAGGTTAGAGAAAAAACTAATATTCCTATTGAAGTCACATGGGAAGATGGTATACGTCCGTACTCAGGCCTTGATGAGATTTCTGTTGAACTTGGAGTGTGTGACTATGGTAGAATTGGTAGAAGTAAAAGTATAAAATTTAAAGAGAGAGAGATTCTTGTTAAAGATAGTTCATTCGATGATGAATTTTGGAAATATGTTATTCAAAATTCTAATCTAAGTGAACTCATTGAAAAAAAATATAAAATGTAGAAAGGTTTTTAATGTCAGAATCTATTTCTCCAGTAGAGTTTGAAAATATAATAATCAAACTCTTATTCACTGATATTTCTGTTAGAGATAAAATGTTACCATTTTTAAAAAGTGACATTTTCACTCAATATGAAAATGCAAATGTCATTGAAGATGTTTTAGAGTTTAATAATAAATATAAAAAATTTCCAACAATACACGATTTAAAACTAAAGATTAAGGATCGTCATGTTTATAATTATCTAATTAAAGATTGTATTGAATATGAAATAGGAGAATACAATTCAAATGTTTTATTAGATGAGATTGAAGAGTATTTCAAAAAGAAATTAATTTTTGATGAGATATTGAAGGCTAAAGAGTTTTTAGATGGGGATGATGTCAATTCATTAAATGATATTCCAGATTCGATAAAAGATGTTCTTAGTTTTAGTTTTGATACTAATATTGGTACTGATGTTTTCTCTGAAAGTAGCATTGATGAATTTTATGAAGATATTCATAGTAAAGATAATGTTATTCCTACAAATATAAAATATTTTGATTATTTTATACGTGGAGGTTTTCATGAGAAATCTTTAACGTTATTTATGGGTGAAACTAACATGGGAAAAACTTTAAACAAATGTTCTCTATCAACTTCTTCTTTATTACAAAATAAAAATGTTTTATATATCTCATGTGAGATGTCAGAAAAAGAAATTAAAAGAAGAATTTTTGCAAATTTGTTTGATATAGAGTTGGATGATTTGTTTAAAAAAACTAAAAATGATTTAAAAAGTAGTTTTGATAGCGTAAGGAAAAACTTTGATGCAAAAATGATAATTAAAGAATATGCACCGAGAACAATAAATGCTAATCATATTAGAAATTTGTTAAAAGAATTGAATACTAAAAAAAGATTTTCTCCTGACATAATATTTTTAGATTATTTAGATTTAGTTGTGCCTATAAGAACTCAAAAAGATGGAAACACATATACTGATGGTAGAATAATTTCTGAGGAGATTCGTGCTATTAGTGTTGAGACTGGCATACCTGTCGTTAGTAGCTCTCAAACTAATAGGAAAGGTTTTGGAATATCTGAACTTGATCTTACTGATATTGCAGATAGTATTGGTAAGGCAGCCACTGCCGATTTGATTATTGGAATTACCCAAACAGATGAATTTAAAGATTTAAATTTATATAATTGGGTTATTTTAAAAAATAGATATGGTTTAAAAAAAGTTAGTAAAAATGTTAAAGTGGAATATGGTAAAATGAGAATATCAGAAGACAAAGATGAGTTAGAAGATTTTGAAAATTATAAATCCAACAAAAAGATTTCTGATGTTGATACCGTTAGTAATGAAATTTCAAATTCAGAAAAAGATAAAAAGAAGAGTAGTTTTGATTTTATAGATATGGAGAATTGATGTGAAATATATAAACAATAAATATGATAAGGTAGATAAGTATTTTTTTAGAAACGTAAATAATATCATTGAAGAGAAATGGATAGAAAATATTTTGTTTTCTGATTTTGAAAAAGAGTGTGCATCCATAAACTTGGATTTATTTTTTCTTTTTAAAAAACCAACAGAAGTGTTTGATGGTAGCATTAAAAAATTTAATAATGTGATAAGGAATTTTAATAAGAATAGGAATATAAAAATAAAATACATTCTTTTTTATCTTGATGATACTTATATAACTTTTAGTAAATTAAAAAGGTTTCTTGATGAAGAAAATTTAATTGTTTTAAAAAATGAATTGGAGGAGGATAATTTCACAAAAAAGGAAATATTTTTACCATGACTTCTTATGATGTTTATTGTTTATATATTAGTGTTAATAGTAGTGTAAACAATAAAAAGAAATTTAAAAGGGTATACGTTAAAAAGAATATGTATAACAATAGTAATGTTTTTATAAAAAAACAAATAAAAAGAATATATAATGATATTGAAAATAATTTTTATTCTATTATTGATTTTATTCTGATAATGTATTATATTTCTATTTTTGGTAAAATAGATTTAAAAAAAATTGATAAAGCCAACATAAGTGAAATGAAAGAAGTTTTAACAAAAGATCGAATAAAAAAAGATATTGCTTTTATTAAAAGAATTCAGAAAAAATTAAAGTTTAAAAATGTAAATAAATTTATTATTATAGATAGATATGGAAATAATTATCTTTATAATAATTTGGTGTTGAATAAGTATATATCACCAATTACATATATGAGTATTGTTCGATCTATAAAAGTTGAAGAAGTGAATGAAAAAAATTCTAACATAAAAAAATTTGAAAACATTGTCAATAACATTAAAATGGTTATTAATTCGAAAGGAAGTTTTGCATGAGCAAAAAATTTAAAATCAACTGGGATGCCGTTCAAGAAAAGATTGAAAAATCTGAGGAGAGCAATAGTTCTTTTTCAGATGAAAGATTTTATACTCCAGATTGGAAAGATGGAAAATTTGAAGGTATTATTAGATTTCTACCAAACAAAGATTTAGAAGAGTTACCATATTTCAAATATTATAGGCACAACATTTCAAATAATGGAAGATTCTTAAATGTTATTTGTCCCACAAGTTTTGGTTTAGATTGTCCTATTTGTAAGAAAAATGGTGAAGACTGGGCGCATGATGAGGATGCTGTTAGAAAAAGATCAAGAAAACAAAATTTTGTTTCTAACATAATTGTCATTAAAGATAATAAAAATCCTGATAATGAAGGAAAGGTGTTCTTATATAGATATGGCAAGACTATCTTTCAAAAAATAGAATCAGTGAGAAAACCTGAAGAGGATAGTATCGATGATCCTATTGAAATTTTTGATTTTTATTCAGGCGCAAACTTTAAGTTAAAAATTAAACTCAAAAAAGTCGGTAATAGTACAATGCCTAATTATGATAATTGTTCTTTCACTGAAAGTGTTCCCTTATATAATGGAGATGATGATAAGATTGATCAAGTATATGAAGATATGTACAATCTTCAAGAGTATTCAGATTCTCTAAAAAGTGAAATGCAATCTTATGAAGAAATAGAAAAGAAGTTTAATGATATATTAGGTTTTAAAAAATCGAGTGGAGAAAAATTTCAAGAAGAAGAACCAGTTAGAAGAAAAAAATCTAAGTTACCAACAGAAGAATCTGAAGAGTCAGAAGAAATTGATGAGAAAGATGATGTAGATGTTGATACTAACGAAAAAGGTTCTACTGATTTTGATTCTGATGATTTTGATTTGGATGATGAAGATTTAGATTCTTTGTTGGATGATTAATTTTTATGGGGGTTATTAAGCCCCTTTTTAAATAATGGATATAGAAAAAAGACACATATTAGATACTGTTATAAAAAATGTTTTAACTAATGAATTCACTAATGTTAATTATAGTAATTCAAGTTATTACAATTTTAGATGTAATATTTGTGGAGATTCTAAAATAAATAAGTACAAAAAACGAGGATATATATTAAAAAAAGATAGGTATGTTTATTATTGTCACAATTGTGGTGCTAGCATGGGCGCTATTTCTTGGTTGAAGAGATTTTTTCACTCATACTATTTACAATATAAAAGTTACTTATTTAATACTAACACAGATGAACTTGATAGAAAAGAAAAAGAGTTTGAAGAAAAATTAAAAAAAGAAAAAATAGAAGAGATAAAAAGGAAGAAGATAAATGAGGTTGAAAATTTAAAATACGCAGAGAGATTGGATTTAAAATCTAAAAACAAATTGCATTTAGATGCAACTGAGTTTTGTAAAAAAAGAAAAATACCTTTAGAAAAAATTAAAACTTTTTATGTTGTGGTTGATGGTTTCTATAAAAATAGATTGTTAATACCTTTTCGAAATAAAAAAAATAAAACTATTTATTATCAATGTAGAGCTTTATATAATGATGAACCAAAATATTTAAACAGACCTTTCGGAAAGACTAACGCTATTTATAATTTTGATTTTGTGGATAAGAATAATATTGTTATTATTCTTGAAGGAGTCATAGATAGTTTTTTTGTGGAAAATTCTATATCGGTTCTTGGAACAAAAATAAAAACTGAAGTGTATGATAAAATAGATAGGATTCCTAATAAAGTCTTTCTTTTTGATAATGATGCTGATGGTAGAAGTTTTAGTTTGAAGTATTTAAAAAAAGGTCATTATGTTTTTAATTGGAAAAAGTTTTTGGCTCATTATAAAATTATAAATATTAAAGACATCAATGATTTTATTATATCTTCAAATAAAGATTTTTTAACGATAAAAGATTTGAAGCCTTTTTTTACTAACAATATATATGATACTATTTATTTTACATAGAGGATTCTATTTATGGTTATAGCTGGTGTTGACTGTTCTATAACATCCCCGTCTGTTGTTGTTTTTGAATTGAATGGTGATTTTGAAATAATAGCAAAAAATTTTTTTGCAGTCTCAAGAACAAAAAAAGATTCCTCAGATAGTATTTCTTGGATTAAGAATAAAGATTTTGAATATAATTTTCAAAAATCCATACATATTAGAAATCTGATAATTGATTTTTTGGAATATTCTAAAATAGATTATGTGTCTTTTGAAGGGTATTCTTATGGTTCTGTTGGTAGAGTGTTTGATATTGCTGAGGCCACCTCTCTATTAAAATCTTTGTTTGTTGAGCGATACGATTCTAAAGTTAGAATATATGATCCTAAGAGCATCAAAAAATTTGCAACAGGCAATGGAAATGCTGATAAGAATTTGATGTTGCGTTTCTACGATACCAATGGTGATAAGATAAATTTAAATGATTATGGTGCATGTTATGTTAATGATGTTGTTGATGCTTTCTACAGTGCTAAATTATTGCTTCAAGAGTTGAGGCTTCGTTTTGGTTTGGATGATATTAGAGCCATTGACCAAAACATTAGAGATGTTTTTAATAGAGTCACAAAAAGACAACCAGAAAATTTATTAGTAACACCATTTCTTGAAAAAATGAAAAGAGATTGAAAATGAATAAAAATATAGTTTTGTTAGATTATCATAATTTGATGTATAGAGTTTTATATGTTTCGGAGTTTGATGAAAATAATATGGGGAATGAAGATTTTTCATATTGGAAACATTTGATGATAAATTCTATTTTTCATATACTAAGAGAATTTTCTCCTGATGAGATTGTTGTTGCTTTGGATTCAAAATCTCCTTGGCGCAAAAAATATTTAAAAGAATATAAATCAAATAGAAAAGAAAAAAGGGATAAATCTAACATAGATTTTAAAAAGTTTTATGATGTCAGCAATAAGTTTTTATATGACATGAGAAATGTTATAACTAATTTTAAATATGTTTATGTTGACACTGCTGAGGCTGATGATGTCATTGCAGTTTTAATAAAAGAAAAATATTCTCCAAGAGACAACAAAGTTGTAATATCTTCTGATAAAGATATGCATCAATTATTAAAATTCGATAACGTCAAAATATTTAATCCTATTGAAAAAAAGTTTAAAAGTCCTATTAATTGTGAAAAAGAATTAATTTTAAAAATAATAACAGGTGATCGATCAGACAATATCCCCGCAATTAAGGAGAGATGTGGTATAAAGACAGCAGAGAAAATTCTTAATGAAGGATTGGAAGAATTCTTTGAAAGAGAAGAAGATGGTGAGACTTATAGATTTAACTATCAAAGAAATAAAATGTTGATTGATTTTGACAGCATTCCACATGAAGTATATAATGATATTTTGATTGAATATGAAAATAATAAAATTAAAAAAATAAATTTAAATAATTTTGAAAAATTTCTTGTTGATAATAAATGTTTAAAATTATCGAAAGAAATATCAGAACATAGAGAATTGTTAAGAAAATTGGATGGAGTTTAAAAATGGCAGAATCTAAATTTTTGAAATTTATAAATGAAGTTAAAGATATTGAGGACTCTGGTCTTAAAGGTAAAGAGTTTGAAAAAACTTTTGTTAAGGCTTTAAAACTTGTTGGGTTAGAATTTGAAGCTAACGTGTCCACTGGGCCAGGATGGGATATAAAACCAAAATCTGGAAATTGGAATAGGATTTTGGATGATGCTGATGTTAATATAAAAGTGTTTGGAACTAAATGGATGTTTTCATCCAAAGAGATATATGATCTTCTTCCTTGGGATGGTGTGTCAGAAGATTTTAATTTTGATCTATATCAAAAAAGAATAAAAAGAATATTTAGAAAAAAAGGATTAAATGATATTGTGTTTCTTAAACCCAAAAGCAAAGAGATACAAGAAAAAATAATTGAAGCAACAAAAAATAAAGATGTAGAAACATTAGATGATTTGATGACAATAAAAAACTTCTATGCTGAAAAATTGGGAAATTCTTTTGATGTTAGAATTCTAACAAGAGGTAATAAAATAACTTCTATTGCTATTGATAAAAAGAATAAAGTTTTTATGAGAAGCGATCCCCCGAGAAAGATAAAGGGTAGTATCACTTTAGCATTTAAAGCACCAACACCAAAACTTGGAAAAGTAAACAGAAAAGTTAAAGTTGAGTAGCACATGGAAACAAGATTACTACGAATTAAAAAATCCTAAAAAATATATTGGCAAAAATTCTCCCTTCTTTCGTAGTAGTTGGGAGGAAAGATGGATGTATTATTGTGACCACAACACTAATGTTGTTAGATGGGCAAGTGAATTAGTAAACATTCCATATTTGTATGAGATTGAAAATAAAAAAAGAACGTATATCACTGATGGGTACATGGAAGTTTTAGATAAGAATGGTAAAATACAAAAATATATCGTTGAAATTAAACCAGAAAAGCAAGGCCCTATACTAACAGAGAGGGGTTTTGACTATTCTAACAAACCAAAAGAACCAAAAAGAAAAACCAAAAAATCAGTAGAAAATTATCAATATGCTATGAAAAAATATGTAGAGAATAAAAATAAATGGGAGTCTGCAATAAAATACTGCAATAAAAAAGGATATAAGTTTGTTTTGATAAATAAGAAAGATTTAAATTTATTATGAATAATTGTTTTGGTACTAATCATGCGTTTAGGAAACCTGTTCAGAGTATGAGTAGAGATGAAATCAAATATTCTATAGATATTTTAAAAACTATATTGAATAGTGGAAAATATAAGTATAGTGTTAAAGATTTAAAATCTAGGATATTTGAGTTAGAAGAATTTTTAGATTATTTTAACAATTCAAAAGGATTGCACAATGGAAAAAGAAATAACTGATATTGAACAAGAAAAATACATCGAAGAGGGTGAAAATGCTCATGGTATGGTCACAAGAAAAAATAAACCTTTAACGGTAGAACAAGCTCTAAAGTTGTTCAAAGTAGATACTGAAATTTGGGTAGTTCAGAGACATGTTATAAATAGTTGGGATGTCACTAACGCTGTAGGTGAAACTTTTAGAAACTATCAAACCAAAATATGGTTAATTAGAAATAATATAAAATTTGATTTTGAATTTTTGAAAAAAGAATTTGTGGAGTCTATTAAAGAATTGCAACCTAAGAAATTTCCTAAAATAAAATATAATTTTGGTAGAAAAACAGACAATTTGTTAGAGTTGAATTTATTTGATTTGCATTTAGGTCAACTTTGTTGGTCGCCAGAATCTGGAGATAATTATGATATTAAAATTGCAGAGAAAAGATTCATTGGAAATTTAGAAAATTTGGTTGAAAGAGCTAAAAAGTTTGGTTATGAAAAAATAGTTTTTCCAATTGGAAATGATTTTTTTAATTCAGATAGTTTAATAAATGCTACTACAAAAGGTACTCCACAGCATGAGGACGCTCGTTGGCAAAAGACTTATAAGTTGGGTAGAAAAATATTGATTAAAGCCATTGAGTATTTAAAACAGTTCGCTCCAGTTGATGTCGTTGTTGTTCCTGGTAATCATGATGAGCAGAGAATGTATTATGTTGGTGATTGTTTAGAATGTTTGTATGAAAATGATGAATCAGTAACTATATATAATGAAGAATATCCAAGAAAATATTATCGTTTTGGTGATTGTTTAATTTGTTATACTCATGGAAATGATGTGAAAGCTAACGACCTTCCTCTTTTGATGTTGCAGGAATGTAAATATTCAAGTGAGTGTACTTTTAAAGAAGTACATCTCGGACATTTACATCATACTAAAGAAATTAAGTATATGAGCACTTTTGATAGTAAGGGTGTTATTGTTAGGTATATGAAATCTTTAACTGCAACAGATTCATGGCATTCTAAAATGGGGTATACCTGTAATATTAAAGGTGCGAGTGCTTTTGTGTGGAATAAAAAAGATGGTGTTATTGATATGTTAGAAAGTCCTGTTTTGTGATGGAGAATGTGATGTTTAATTTTTATGTAAATTCTATAAAAAATATATTAAAGATTGTTTATTTAAATTTGAAATTGATTATCGTTTTGTTAGACGTTTATTTTACAAAGTATCGTGGAGGTGGTAGGTAGTGGACAATTCTATTAAAATTTTATCAGACTTAACTGTATATTCAAAATATGCTAAATATAGAAGTGACTTAGGTAGAAGAGAAACATGGAATGAGATTGTTGACAGAATAGAGAATATGCATTTAAAAAAATATAAAGATTTAAATTCTGAATTTAAAAATGAAATAAAAGAAGCATTCAATTTTGTTAGAGATAAAAAAGTTTTGCCATCAATGCGTTCTTGTCAATTTGCTGGTAGAGCTGTTGAGTTGAATCATGCGAGACAATACAATTGTTCATATCTACCAATAGACTCATGGGAGGCTTTTCATGAGGTGATGTTTCTATTGATGTGTGGATGTGGTGTTGGTTATTCTGTACAGTTTCATCATGTACAAAAACTTCCTACACTTCTCGGCCCATCAAAAAGAACAAGAAAATTTTTAATTGAGGATTCAATAATTGGATGGTCTGATGCTGTTAAAGTTTTAATGAAGGCATATTTTTTCAATAAACCAATGCCGAAATTTGATTTTAGTGATATTAGACCTGCTGGAACTCCTCTCAAAACAGCTGGTGGTATTGCTCCTGGCGCTCAACCATTAAAAGATGCTTTGCATAATGTAAAAAAGGTTTTAGACTTAGCAATATCTGAAAGGGGTTTTGGGTGTAGTATAAAACCAATTGAAGTTCATGATATTTGTTGTCATTTAGCAGATGCTGTTTTATCTGGTGGTATTCGTAGATCAGCATTAATTTCTCTCTTTAGTTTTAATGATCATGAAATGATGGAATGTAAATTTGGTAATTGGTGGGAACTTAACCCACAAAGAGGAAGAGCCAACAATTCAGTCTTTATGCTTAGACATAGAATAAAGAATAAAGATTTTAAATTTCTTTGGGATAGAGTTAGGGCTTCTGGTTCTGGTGAGCCTGGATTGTATTTAAGTAATGATAAAGATGCTGGAACAAATCCATGTGCTGAAATTTCTCTTAGACCGATGGGATTTTGTAATCTAACAAGTATTAATGTTTCGGATATTGATAGCCAAGAAGAACTTAACAAAAGAGTTAAAGCTGCTACACTGATAGGAACCATTCAAGCAAGCTATACAGATTTTCATTATTTGAGACCAGAATGGCAAGAAAACGCTGAAAATGAAGCATTGTTAGGTGTTTCTATGACAGGAATTGCTTCAGGTAAAATTTTAGAATTCGATATTAAAGAATCTTCAAAATTATCTATCGAAGAAAATGAAAGAGTTGCTAACATTATTAATATCAATCCAGCAAAGAGAATAGGAACAATTAAACCTGAAGGTAGTGGTTCTCTTGTGTTAGGAACTTCTTCTGGTATTCATTCGTGGCATTCTCCTTATTATGTTCGTAGAATGAGATTTGGCAAGGATGAAGCAATTTATAATTATCTTAAAAAAGCTATTCCTAATTTAGTTGAAGATGATTTTCACAAACCATACACTCAGGGAGTAGTTTCTATTCCTATTAAAGTGAATAGCGATTCTGCTATATTTAGAACTGAGAGATCGTTAGACTTACTTGAAAGAGTCAAACGTTTTCATAAAGATTGGATCAGTCCTTCTCATGTTTCTGGACACAACACACATAATGTTAGTTGTACTGTTAATTTAAAAGATGATGAATGGGATGAAGTCGGTGAGTGGATGTGGAACAATAGAGATTTCTATAACGGTATTTCAGTGTTGCCTCATGATGGTGGCACATATGTTCAAGCACCATTTGAAGAAATTGATGAAAGTAAATATAACGAACTTTCAAAGTTTGCAAGAAAAATAGATTTAACTAAAGTATCTGAAGATAAAGACAATACAGATTTAAAGGGAGAAGTTGCGTGTGGTGGCGGGGCTTGTGAAATTATTTGATTTTTATATATTGACAATGAACTTAAAAAGTATAATATTTAACACATACTAAAATATTGATTTGAATTTTTTAAAGGAGTTTGTAAATGAAGTACAATAAAAATGTTTTGGATTTGTTGGATCGAATTTCTGGAATGTCAGAAAACAAAATCATTCTTAGTAGTAAAGGTGATAGCATCGTTAGTAGTTCTAGAAACAATTCATTCAATCCGTATATTTTGAGATTTGAAAAAGAGCTTTTCGATTTTACCGATAAGACTGAGAAAATTTTCTTCACTAAATTCAATGAATTCTACCAATTGGTTAATACTTTTGAATCTCCTGATATTGGTGTTAAAGTCGATTCTGAAATCGATAGAGTTCTTTTTGAGGTTAGTAAAGATACCAATAAAATAAGATATGCCACACAAGACCCAGACATTTTATCAAAAAATGAAGAAATTGAAAAATTTGGTTTTAAAAATTTGTTAGCTTCTTTTGATTTGAGTAGTTCTGTTATTAAAGAATTGAAAAAGTTTGCCAATCTTTTGGATATTCAACAAGTAAAGTTGACTTCAAAAGACTCAAGTGTTAATGTGTTATTACACAATAGTAATCATAGCAACTCTTATGAAAAGAAATTGGAGCTTGAAGATAATAATAAAGATTTTGATTTTAATATTTCAAAAACATCAATTTCAATTCTACCAGATTTGAATTATAGAGTGTCTATCTTTAAAGAAACCGATTCTGATGGAGATAGTGAGCATTTTGTTAAATTTGATTATATGAATGATGATAATATCGATTTGGGGATTGTCGCGAGAGAGTTTGAAGCAGACTTCTAAATGAAAACTTTTTCTTTTAAAAATATGGCTAATGAATTTGATGAGCATATTTTTAATTCAATTAGAGACTATGATTCATTGTGTCAGGATGTTAAAGATATATCAAAATATTTTATTGATGATTATACTAATGTTGTTGATATTGGTAGTTCTACAGGAAAAATGTTAAATGATATTTATTTAGACATGTCAGTTTTTAAAAAAAACGTTTCTTATTATGCAATTGAGATAGAAAAATCCTTTGAGAAATATTATAAAAATTATGAAAATATAAATTTTTTGAATGATGATATATTAAACATGGAATTTGATAATTGTTCTTTTGTCTATTCTCTTTTTACATTAGTTTTCATTCCATTAAATAAAAGGAAGATATTAATTGAAAAAATATATAAATGGTTAAACAATAAGGGGTGTTTTGTTTTTAGTGAAAAGGTTGATTATTTTTCTGAGTTAGATTTTATAATGCAGAATAGTATATATAATCATAAAAGAAAAAATTTTAGTTTGGAAGAGATTTTTGAAAAAGATAATCAACTAATTCACATGATGAAAAAAATGTCATTGGAAGAAAATATTGAATTGTGTAAAAATGTTGGATTTTCAAAAGTAACTACTTTTTGGCAATCTCAAAAATTTGTAGGGATTTTATGTATAAAATGAAAGTTGTTAGTACATTTTCTGGATGTGGTGGATCTAGCTTAGGTTATAAGATGGCTGGAATGGATGTTCTGGCTTGTGTAGAATTTATAGAAAATGCTGTCGATTGTTATAAAAAAAATTTTCCAGATGCAAAAGTTTTTTTTGATGATGTTAGAAATGTGTGTGGTGAGGATATTTTAAAAGAGTTAAATTTGAATGTTGGTGAATTAGATATATTAGACGGTAGTCCTCCTTGTGCATCTTTTTCTATGAGTGGCATAAGAGAAAAAGGCTGGAACAAAGTAAAAGCATATTCTAGCAAGAAGCAAAGAGTTGATGATTTGTTTTTTGAATTTATAAGATTGGCTGATCAGATAAGACCGAAATTTTGTGTCAATGAAAATGTTAAGGGGTTAACTATTGGCGAATCAAAAAAAGTTTTAAATGAAATAGTTCATCAATTTATGAAAATTGGTTATACTTGTTTTTATAAAATTTTGAATGGTACTGATTTCGGTGCTCCACAAAATAGAGAAAGAGTTATTTTTGTTTCTGTTCGAAATGATTTGTTATATAGGTCTTTTACATATCCTAACCCGACATATAGTTCAGAAAAAATATCTGTTAAAGATGCTATTGAAAATATAAAAAATGATCCAGATGAATTAAAATTTTTATTTGAAGCCGCCAATAAATACAAAGCATACGAATTTTATGATTCTGTAAATGTTGGAGAAAATCATTATAAAGCATTCAATTTTGGAAAAAATAGATGGGATCTTCCGAGTCGTACATTAGTTCAAACAGAATCTGATGTTTCAGCTCGTGGTATATGTCATCCTTTTGAAAAAAGAAGACATACAATAAAAGAAGTTAAGAGGTTGATGGGATTCCCAGACGATTTTATATTAGTTGGTGCGTGGAAACAAAAATATGAAAGATTGGCTCGATCAGTTAATCCTCAAGTTATTTGTGCTGTTGCTAAATCAATAGAAAAATATTATAATAAAAGAAACAAAAAACAGTTTTTTTGACTTTTTTGGAGGGATTTGTGACAAACGAAGAAAATGAAGAATTTTTGGATGATAATTTAGATTTTAATTTGGATGATTATTATACACCAGATTATGATATTGAGGCTAACAATAATGCTTTTATTGATGAAGAAACTAATGAAATAATTGATCAAAAGAATTTAACAAAATTCCAACAGATAAAATTGATTTCTCAAAAATTGGGTTTGGAGGTTAATAATCCAAATAAAAGTTGTAGAGATTGTAATGGTGTAGGAGTTATTGGTGTCGACCATAAAAATAAAAGACCTATTCCGTGTCCATGTATATATTCAAAGGAAGATAGAAAAAAGAATAGAGAAAACTTTCAAAACAATCTAACTTTTATGAATCGTAGAATGAGAAGAAAATATAGTAAACAAATTGCACTATCAAATAAAAAAAGAGGTAGTATTAATAATGGCAGTAGATAAAAAGAATCAGTTTCTATGGGTTGAGCGATATAGACCTCTAACGTTGAAGAATATAATTCTACCAAGAAGTTATAAAATGTTTTTTTCAAAAGCCATCAAAGAAAAAAACATACCAAATCTCTTATTATATAGCTCAAATCCAGGAAGTGGAAAAACCACTTTAGCAAAAGCTATTTGTTTAGAAATGGATGCTGATTATTTATATATAAATTCATCTTTAGAAAATGGTATTGATGTTGTTAGAAATAGAATAGAAAATTATGCGTGTGTTAAATCTTTGTCTGGAAAGCCTAAAGTTGTGATCTTAGATGAGTTTGATGGTGCAACAAGAGCACTACAAGATTCTTTAAGAGGATTTATTGAAAAATATCACAATAGTTGTAGATTTATTTTAACATGCAATTATAAGTCTAAAATAATAACGCCACTTTTATCAAGAGTACAGTCTTTTGATTTTAATTTTAAAGATGAAAAAAATGTACAGCAGATGAAACCAATGGTTATTAAAAAAATGGCAGCTATTTTAAAAAATAATAATATTGAATATTCATTAGACACTATTGTAAAATTGGTCGATGTTTATTTTCCAGACATTCGAAGTCTTATACAAAACTGTCAAAAGTATTCTAATATTAATGGTAGAATCGATGATAATATTTTTGACTATTTAAAAATTGACGATTCTTTATATGATTATATATTAGAAGCTAAATTTGAAAAGGCAAGAAAATTTATAATTGAAAAAAATTATAACGTTGAAGAGTTGTTTAAAGATTTTTATGATAATCTTTTACCTAAAATTCCACCACAAAAGAGGCCTCAAGCAATTTTAGAAATTGCTGAATATGAATATAGAAATTCATTTGTTATAAATAAAGAAATTAATTTTTCAGCACTTTTAATAGAATTGATGAGAATCATAAGGGAGTAATTTTGAATTCAAAAAGTATTAAGAAAGTTTTGCACAAAAAAGTAGTCTCTTGGGTAAATTCAATAGAGAATGAAGACCTAAAGAAAAAATGTTTAGACAATGTTATAGTGACTGGTGGTTCGATAGTATCTTTGCTAACAAACGAAGAAGTGAATGATTATGATATTTATTTCAAAAACGTTGAGGTTGCCAAAGAAGTTGCGGATTATTACATTGGTGTTTTTAAGAAAAAACCACCAAAGAATTTAAAAGATTCTATAAAAGATATTGATGTTTATACTGGCATTAGTGGTGATCATGTTGATATTTTTGTTAAATCTATCGGCGTTGTTGGTGATAGTAATGATGAAGATTTTGAAGATATGGGAAGTATTGGCAAACCTAAAGTTAATGATAATTCAAAGTCGGATAAATATAATCCAGTGTTTATTTCTTCTAATGCCATAACATTATCTAATAAAATTCAATTAATTTTTCGTTTTTGTGGAGAAGCTAAAGATATTCACAAGAATTATGACTTTGTTCATTGTACATGCTCCTTTAATGTTTCTACCAATGAGTTAATACTTCCACCTGAAGCGTTAGAATCTATTATAAATAAAGAGTTAATATATCAAGGTTCTTTATATCCAATTTGTTCTATATTTAGAACAAGAAAATTTATTAATCGTGGATGGTTTATTAATGCTGGGCAATATTTAAAAATGGCTTGGCAAATATCTAAATTAGATTTGGATAATATTCACACTTTAAAAGATCAATTGATTGGTGTGGACACAACACATTTTAGTGTTATGATTTCTAATCTTGAAAAGAAGTTTGAAGATGGTGAAAATATTGATGGTGGTTATCTGATGAATCTTATTGATGAAATATTTTAGGAGTATTTATGAGAAAATACAATAAAAATAAAAATGTATATGTAGCATCCATTGAAAGAGTAGAATATATATTCAATAATTTTGAAAGAATATATCTATCTTTTTCTGGGGGTAAAGATAGTGGAGTTATGTTGAATTTGGTTTTAGATTATATGAGAAAAAATAATATAACAAAAAAAATAGGGTTGATGACATTAGATAATGAAGCAAATTATGAACATTCTTTAAATTTTATGCATAAAATAATTAAAGATAATTTAGATTTATTAGATGTTTATTGGTGTTGTTTGCCTATAACATTACCATGTACTATTAGTTCTTATTCTGTAGATTGGCAATGTTGGGGTGAGGATGATAAAGATAAGTGGATTAGACCTATGCCAAAAGAAGAATATGTTGTTAATTTAAAAAATCACAATTTCGACTTTTTTAAAGAAAATATGAATTATGATGAATTTTGGGATAAGTTTGGTGATTGGTATTCTCAAGGAAAAGAAACGGCGTGTTTGATTGGTATTAGAACTGCGGAATCTTTAAATAGATTTAGGTCTATTATGAACACACGTAAAACAGTTCATGGTGGTCATATGTGGACTAAAAAGAACACTGATTATGTGTATAATTGCTACCCAATATACGATTGGAAAACAGAAGACGTTTGGATTGCTAATGCTAAATTTGAATGGGATTATAATAAATTGTATGATATTTTTTATAAAGCTGGATTGTCTATACATCAAATGAGAGTGGCTTCTCCTTTTATGAGTGAATCTAAATCTTCATTAGGATTGTATAGAGTGATAGACCCTAACGTTTGGGCTAAACTTTGTGCTAGAGTTGGTGGTGCTAATTTTATTGCTACATATGGAAAACAGTTAAATTATAGAAGTTTCAAATTGCCGCCTAATCATACATGGAAAAGTTTTACTAAATTTTTATTAAATACTTTACCGAAAGAGGTTTCTGAAAATTTTAAAATTCGATTCATTCAGTCTATCATTGTTTGGGGTAGAGTGGGTCGCGGATTGCCCCAAAAAACAATAAATGAACTAAAAGAGTATGGTGTTTATTTTAAAATAGGAGGAAAAACTGCACATGGGAATAAGAATATGGATTTAGTAAAATTACCACATTATCCAGATCATTTAGATTTTTTATCCTGTCATAATTCTGATGTTGCTTCTTGGAAAAGATTAGCTATTACTATTTTAAAAAACGATCATGTTTGTAAATATCTTGGGTTGGCTCCTACAAAAAAACAAATGGAGAGGCAGAGATATATTCAAGAAAAGTATAAAAAAATAGACATTAAAGGTAGAAAAAAATGAAAGTTGTGAAAGTAGATGATTTGAAAAATACTGAAAGAGAAGTTATTTGTCCTAAAAATAATTTTATTTCATTAAGAATTTTATTAGAAAGCGATTCTATGGGGTATACATTAACAAAAACCATTGTTAATAAAGGTGGGCCATATTTTTGGCACTATAAGAATCATTTAGAATCTTGTTATTGTATTTCAGGAAGGGGTATTGTCACAAATGAAAAAACGAAAGAACAGTTTATTATAGAAAAAGATTTTATATATATTTTAGATGATAATGATGCACATAGTTTTTTGGCTTTAGAAGAAACTATATTGATATGTGTTTTTAATCCACCACTTAAAGGTAGAGAAGTTCATTCTACTGATGGTTCTTATGAAAGGTAATTGGTATGTCATTCAAATCTCCAGTGTATAATGTTATTGCAGTTCCTATTGAAAAAGTTAAAGCTAATGATTATAACCCAAATTCTGTGGCACCACCAGAAATGGAATTGTTAGAAGTTTCTATATGGGAAGATGGTTATACTCAACCAGTCGTGACTTTTTATGATTCCGATCAAGATTTGTATATTGTTGTTGATGGTTTTCATAGATATTTAACTATTAAAAATAGTAAAAGAATATATGATAGAGAAAATGGTATGTTGCCTGTTGTTGTTATTGAAAAAGATATTAGTGATAGAATGGCATCTACAATTAGACATAATAGAGCAAGAGGCTCTCACAATGTCGATCTTATGTCTAGCATAGTTTCTGAATTAGTAGAAATGGGGAAGGGTGATGCTTGGATATGTAAACATATTGGAATGTCTAAAGATGAATTACTTCGTTTAAAGCAAATAACTGGAGTTGCAAGTCTTTTTGAGAATAAATCGTTTTCTGAATCTTGGGAAGTCGATGAGGATTTTGATATAGATGAGTATGAACAAAAAATTAAAAATACCTAAAGTCGAAAGAATATATCACCATTGGGAAAAGTGGGAGTGTGTTAAATATGGTTTTTTTGATACCGTTCCCCCTAAAAATTTAGATAAAGATGATTGTGTTTTAGAGTATTGTTTCTTTTTAGAAGATTTAAAAAGGTTTAATGATAATATTAATAACGTTTTTGATAATTGGCCATATTCATGCGAACAGTTTTTAACAAATCCCTCTATTAATAGAATTGCATGGATTGGTCAGGCATCAGTGTGTTATGATATGAAAATACCTTCAATATTTAGACATGGATTTAAACTACTGTCTTTAGAAAATCAACAAAAAGCGGATAATTTAGCACTTGAGAGGTTGGTTGAATGGTTAAAAAAAAGATAGAAGAATACATAAATAACTGGAAGGATAAAGGCTATCCAGAAGATATTCCAGATGAAGTTCCTATTAGAATAGAAGATTTAAATTTTGCGCCATCATATAGGGCCATTGCGATTGCTATTTTAAAGAATGATCATCATTTAACTTCTTTGGGATTTAAAGCACCATCCTCTGAGTGGTATGGTATATTAAAACGGATAGAAATAGAAGAAAGAGAAAAATAATATTATGATTGGATATTTGAATATTTTACAGGATGTTATCGACAATGGGAATTGGGTTTCTACCAGGACTGGTGAAGATTGTCTAACAATACCATCCACAATGTTTAAGCACGATATGAAAAATGGTTTTCCATTGTTAACAACTAAAAAGATAAATATTTATAAGGTGTCCGCTGAACTTGAAATGTTTATTAAAGGTGTTGGCAATAAAAAATTTCTACATGACAGAGATTGTCATATATGGGATAATTGGGCTAATCCTAAAAAAGTTAAATATGGAACAAACCTAAAAACTCTACAAGATATGAAAAAAGAAAATGATTTGGGTGAAATTTATGGTGTCCAGTGGAGAGGTTTTAGTGATCCGAATGTCGAAAATTCAACTAAGGTCGATCAATTGAAATTTATTATAGATAAAATTCGATCTGATCCTAACAATAGAAGACTTTTGTGTAGTTCTTGGAATCCTTTAGCATTAGATCATATGGCTTTACCCCCCTGCCATGTTTTATGGAAAGTTGATATTATTGGTAATAGATTGAATTTAACATGGTATCAGAGAAGTGTTGATGTTCCTATTGGACTACCATTTAACATTGCTCAATATGCTTTACTATTAAAACTATTGTGTCAAGAAACTGGATATAAAGAAGGATGTTTGACTGGGTTTTTATCCAATGTGCATATATATAAAAATCAATTAGATAAAGTCAAGAATGTCCAATTGAAAAGAACTCCTAAAAAATTACCAAATCTTTATATTAAAAATTTTAAAAATATATTTGAATGGAAATATAAAGATATTGAGTTAGTAGATTATGAACACGATTCTTTTATTTCTTATCCTGTGAGTGTTTAAATATGGTTAAAGTAATGTGTGCTGTAAACAATGAGCAGAAGTATGAGGATTATTTAAAAAAAAGTTTGACTGAACATCGTATAATGTGTGCTGAAATAATGCAAACAAAGGGCGAAGAGCAGAAAAGCATATTTTTAAAATATAATCATGGTATAGAACAACTATTAAGCCAAAACTCTATTGGTAATGATGATGTTATATGTTTTATACATGAGGATGTTTCTTTGTTAGACCCATTTTTTAAAAATAAGATTCAACATGTGTTTGATCAAAAAAGAGATGTTGGTGTTTTAGGTGTTGTTGGTTCAAAAAAATTAAATGAAAAATGTGCGTGGTGGATGAATGATTCAAAAGATTTGAGAGGTCATTTACAACAAGAGAACGGTGCTCAATCTTATCATTTGGTTAAAGGTTCTGTTGGTTTTTTTGATGATCTTGTTTGTGTTGATGGCTTTTTCTTTGCTGTTAGAGGGGAACTATTATTGAATGGTTTGAGATTTGATAGTGAGAATTTTGATGGGTATGATTTTTATGATTTAGATATTTGTTTTAAAGTTTTGGAAATGGGTTATAAAGTGGCTGTTGCTGACATATTTTTGTTACACTCATCACCCGGAAACGGTGCTTTTAAACCTTCTTGGAATAAACAAAAAGATATTTTTACTAAAAAATGGATTTCAAAAGGAAAGAATTTTCCAATAACAAAAGAAGATTTTAATGTTAGAGATTTTGAAAATGAAAATATAGAAGAGGTTGTTCTTTAGGAGTTTTACATGTCTAAATTCAAAAAGTTTTTAATTGAAAGTAAAGTTGAAGATTTTTATAAAAATATTAAGATCGGTCATGAGTGGGTAAGTGGTGTATGATTAATTTTTTTAGAAAAAAAGATTCAGAATCTTTTCACTCATATACCCCAAAATATTTTAATGTTTGTGAGTTTGTATCAAGAGACATGTACAATTTGCTCGGAGATGATTCATTATTGACTATGGATATTAGAATAGTCATGACTGCTGATTTGATAAGAGAATATTTTGATGTTCCGATAATTATAAATAGTTGGCGTTGGGGTGGTTTAAGAAATTGGTCTGGGCTAAGAACTAACGATAGTCCTTATTATAAAAAAACTTCTCAACATTCTTTTGGTAGAGCTATTGATTTTATTAGTCCTAATATGTCAGCAAAAAATATGAGAAATACAATATTGGAAAATCCAAAAGAACCTGCTTTTAAATATATCACTGGTGTTGAAGATTTTGATGGTATGGATTGGGTTCATGTTGATTGTAGAAATTTAAACAAGAAACAAAATAGATATTTGGTTTTTGGTAAATAATGATTGAAAAAGATTTTTATTTTAGTAAAGAAAATGCATTTCTTCCTTTTATTTTGTTGCTCATAAATACTAAAGAAGATGCTAAGAAATTAAATATAAATTGGGTGTTCTCTATTCAAATTTTTAAATTTAACTTTGAGATTGTTTCTATATATGAAAAAAAGTAAAAAAAACATATTCTATTTTTTAAATTCAATGACATCAACCAAAGAAGATTTGGATTTTAGTGATGATGAAATTAAAAAAGGTTATGAGAAATTTTTTATAAATAAATGGGTTTCGATGTGTGAACTATTTATTCCGTTAGTAAATGAAATAAATAAATATGACATTCCTAAAAATGTTCATTATGAGTATTATAAGAATTCATTACCTAAGAGAAAGGTGTTTTTTAGTTTTATAAAAAAAGAAAAAATAGAAGATGATGATTATAATAAATTAGTTTGTTTATGTAATTATTATCAAATAGGAATGAAAGATGCTAAAGAATATTTATTATTAATGTCAAACAGTGAGGTGGAAAAAATTGTCAGAAAATACCAAACCAACTAAAATGCTGTATAAATATGAGAATCCTAAAGATAATAATGGTGTTAGTTATTGGGTTCCTATTGTAGTTAAAGACAAACAATACTTAGTAGGATTTCTTGATGGTGTCGCAATGACAGCGGAGCAATTGAGTAGTGAATTCAATTCTGTTTTAGAGAATATGGAATGTGAAATTGAAATTGATTCTTTTAGATTCGATTATTCTGCTATGGGGCTAAATTCAGAGCGATTCACTAAACTCCTTCCTAACGGACAGAGATGTGATAATTTCACAGAAGAAGATTTTATTGAGCTTGCAGAAAAAGAGAGTGAAAAATTTATTGATAGAGTTGAGTCAGATAATCCAGAAAATGAAAATGGAATTTTGGATAGTTTTTTAAATTTGGATTGTCCTACTTGCGGAATGTTTTATAGTTGGGATGACGCAAAAACGATTCCAGATGAAGATTTTCATTGTACTATATGTGATAGAAAATTAATTCAATATATTGGTTATGATGATGAAGAGGTAGAGACTGAATGGGAAGAGTAGAGAAAGTTGCTAATATTTGGTTAACGGAAAACTCTTTAAGAAATAATTTTCCTCAGAATTGTGTTGTTGAGTGTAGCGCAACATCTATAACAATGAAAGAGAATTATCCTCTTATTATAAAAAAAACTAATGATCCTTGTAGATATGAGGTTTATGCTAAAAATAAAGATTCTTATGTTGAAATTAAAACTATGATTGTTAATAAAGGAAATTTTTTTGATGAGGAGATGTGATGAAAAAAACTGTTATTTTGGTTAGTGGTAAATTACAATCTGGAAAAAACTCTTTTTCTGATTATATGATAGAATGTTTTGAGAAAAACAAGAAAACTGCGATATATGAATACTTTGCTAAAGAATTGAAAAAAAATTGTAATGAAGATTTTTCTTATTTTATAGAAGCATTAAACCAATTTTCTAATGAGTTAAAAAGTTTAATTCAAGCCAATTTTGAGATATTGAGAAGAGATTCTTTTATTAAATTAAATAATAAATTGAAGGATATTGAGGTTAATGATGATAATTGGTATGAAGATAAGAATTTAATTACCAGAACTTTGTTGCAGACTTATGGAACCAATATAATGAGAAAAAGAGTTAGTGATTCTTATTGGGTAGATAAATTGAAAGAAAATATAAATAATAGTGATGCTGATGTTATAATAATAACTGATGTTAGATTTCCTAATGAAATAGATGCATTTTCAAGTTCTGAGTATGATGTATACAAAATAAGAATTGAAAGATATATTGAGAGAGAATCTATTGAAAATCAACACGAATCTGAAACTGCTCTTGATGATTATGATAAATGGGATTATAAAGTTATTAACAATAAAACTAAACAAGCATTGGAAAATCAGGTGGAATTGATAACTAAAGATATTATGTCTAAAAATAAAAAACCTAAAGGCAGGCCATCAAAAAAGGAAGAAATTTAATTATGCCATTGTTCGATTTTAAATGTGATCATTGTGGTGTTGTTCAAGAATTTTCAACAAACAGTAGTCTACCAAAATCTATGCAGGTTCCAGAAAATTGTCCAAAATGCAATACTGGAAAGTTAGTAAAACAGTTCTCTGTTAGTGGTCAAAGTTTTGATGTGGTTGGTGGTTATGATTATGAATATGGGAAGAAGGCTTGGAAGAAAAATAAAAGTGTTTCTGAACAAGCTGACATATTGACTGGAGACAAAACCCCATATTGACAATTAAAATATAAATAATTATATTAAAGTTTTATTTTATAAAAAAGAAAGAGGATGTAGTTTATATGCTTGAGATTAAAGATATTAAAATCCCCAAAGATAGTATTGGGGAGAATATTGAAACTGCTGAGGATAAACTTGAAAAAGCGATTAGAAAAAAGAACAGACCTTACAAAAGAGAAAAGATAAATAAAAACAATTTTTTAGATTATATGGAAGATGAGGATTATTAAAATGGCTAAACAAAAAAAAGTATTAAATGAAGTCGCTTATGATGATGTTAAGATTGATGAAAACTCTACGTTAGTAGATAAAGCGTCAGAAGAAAAAGAAGACGTTTCTAAGAATAATAAAAAAGATAATTCTAAAATTGTTGAAGAGCTTGATTCTTTAAGATTAGAATATGATCTTGCCGTTAGAAAAGATAGTTTGAGTCCGAGACAGTTTGAAGAATTGAGAAGAAGAATTAATTTGTTAGAGAGTCAGCTATGATGAAAGATTCTATAGCATATGAAATTTCTGCTTATTTTTTGATACTTTCATATATTGCTATCATGATTTTTTATTAAGGCTCATTTTTGAGCCTTTTTTTATATCATTTCCCCATTTTTCTCAAAAAAATCTAATATTTATATAAATAATACTTGCGCACGATAGTGCCATTATATATATTATTAGTAGAGGTTGAGGTGAGGGGCCTCAACCAAGAAAACCAAAAAAGGAGATGGAAAAATGGCCACAAGATCACTTATCGCAAGATTAGTAGAGGACAATAGATATGACGTAATTTATTGTCACTATGATGGTTATCCAGAATATAATGGTAAAATCTTAAAAACCCATTATAATGGCATCAACTCAAAACATCCAGATGAAATTTTTGATGGTGATGGTAACGGCAATGACATCAAAAATTTTGAAGAGGATGGAAGTATCAATCATTTATCTGACGGTTTTTATTCCAAGAATGTATATAGAGAAAAATTGCAAGATTATTGCGATGCATCTGATGCAGAATACATATACGTTTTTCAAAATGGTGTATGGTTTTACTCAGCAATAAACAAAGGGGAGGATATGCATTTAGAAATACTTTAAATGTGTTTGTTTTTCTTTTACCATTATATATATTATTAGTAGAGGTTGAGGCAAGGGGCCTCAACCAAAAACAAACCAAAAAGGAAGTTTTGAGATGCAAACATTTTTACCTTATCCAGATTTTAAAAAATCCGCATCAGTTTTGGATATGAAAAGACTCGGCAAACAAAGAGTTGAGACTTTTCAGATTTTAAAATCAATTCTGCTCGATGATTATGGATGGAAAAATCATCCAGCAGTTAAAATGTGGAAAGATTATCCGATCATGCTTCTAAATTATGGTAGTGCTATCTGCCATGAGTGGAGAGGTAGAGGATATAAAGATACCTGCGAAAACAAAATGTTAGAATTGGTAGAATCTAACATTACTAACATAAATTTTAGATTTCCAAAAGCCTCTGATATGCCTTGGTGGATTGGATGGTCACCATTCCACGAATCCCATCAATCAAACCTGAGCAGGAAAAATCCGGAACATTACAAAAAATACTGGAATGTGCCCATTGACGGAGCTTACATTTGGCCAGTGAAATAACAATTTTTAAAAAAGGAGATTCACCATGTTCAACAAAATGATTTTTTTAATCCTTTCACTTCTGTCAATATGCTTCTCTCAGATTGACAGTAGCTATGTGAAATCTTACTATGAGAGAGGGCAATTCAAATATTCAACGTCTTATAAAGTCGAATATGATGATTCTCAGAGATTGGTTAGATCAGTGATTGATGGTAATGAGAAGATATGGAAAAGAGGGGATGGGATAGATTCTCTATTTAAAGTGGTGTATGATTCTATTTTTGATTATCGAAGAACCATATTCATGAAATTAATTAAATACGAATATGGTATCGTTAGTGAGGTTTTTGGATATTCGATTTTACAAAATCAAAAATATACAATAACAAAGACCGATACTGGTTATATTAGAGTTAGCAATGCTAATAACACAACCGATTATTTTAATTTAAATGGACAACTAATAAAAACTGTTAACTCAGATAGTAATAGTTATCAAACTTCAAAAATTATAAAAATTTATCAAAACGGATTATTAATGTCTGAGGAAATTGTAAATAATAATACTCCTGTATCTAAAAGTGAATTTAAATATCGTTGTGGATTATTAGATTCTACAGTTTATTATGATCATACTAACAATCTAATTAAAAAAACCAACAATTATGATTATGTTTTTGGTGGTGATTGTAGACTTCTTGAGTTTTTAAACAACAATAGCAAGAAAGTATATTATTATGATGAAGATGGTTATTTGGTGAGAGTAGAATCTTGGGGGTATAATTCCGATGTTGATAGATGGGCTATGTTCTCTCATATTGAATATGATTACGACAAAAAAATCACAAATAAGATTGACAATAGAAAAATAAAATATAATCTTAATGATGGTAGAAAAAATGTAAAATTTGATCTTCTTGGGAGACTATTAAAAAGGGAAGTTCCTTCAATTGGTAGTATAATTGATAATAATTTTTTAAAAATACATCTTCAATAAAGGAAAAGAAAAATGGATGAGTTGACTACTATTCAAAAGTCTTTAGAAAAAGCTAAAGAAGAAAAAGAATCGAAAATCGAAGAAGAAAAAAAGAAATCTTGGGGTATTGAGATCGATGGAATATCATATCCTAATAAAAGAAACGCAATTGTCCAGATGTTGAAATCTGGAATGCGTCCTATTGAGTGTCTTAAAAAAATAAACGAAAATGCTAACAAGAAAGTTAGTAATATATATGTTTATAAATTGAGTAGTGAAATTAAAAAAGGTTTGTGGAATGGATAGTGGTTACATCATTCTATTAATATCAAATATAATTTTTCTTATTTTATATCTTGATGTTAGATTTAAATACAATTCTTATGTTAGAGAAGCTAAGTATTTATACTATAAAATATTGAAAGAGTTCGATAGCATAAAAGATATTCAATCTGATCAGAATGTTGTTTATGCAAGGATTTTGAAAATGTTCAATGTTTTTATTAAAAAAGATGTGCGTTAAAAGTGCATCATACGTATAGTTGTACAAAATGCCTGTGCGACAATATTATAGGAGTGGCTAATGGATGTAATATTTAACGATAAAGTAATCACTCGCAAGGAGCATACGTGTGTCGGTTGCTGTGGTATTATCCCAAAGGGACGGCGTGTGACCATGCAAAAGATTGTTGATGATACGTTATATAACGCGTACACTTGTGAGATTTGCGAGGCGGTTGTTTGCGAATTAGAAATATTGGAGTTTTACGAAGGTGAAATATTTGAAAATGAAACAGAAATTTGGTGGTGCGCCGCTCATAAATTCAAGGAGCGCACAGGCACATCGTACAACAGCGCTATTATGCCATTGAAAACAGCACAATAGCGAGAGACGTTGTAAGAAATAACGTGAGCTATTTATGATTATAGGCAAACATGTAAATCGCCGTGACCAAGCCGCAATAGGTGTGGGTATTATTTGGGTTAGATTCCTAACACGGTGTTTTGTTTGCTTATATTAAGGTGGATCACTTTACAGCATACATGTATCATACGTATAGTTGTACACAATGTTTGGCGAACCATATCATAGGAGGTTGCCTTGTATAATGTAACGGAATATCAGTATCAGCAGCTTAAAAATTATTATCCAAATTGCAGCGTTGTGGCGGAGATTGGTCGGCAACCTCTAAAAGAGGAGTCACCAAACACAGACGTGCAACAGCTAAAGGCTGAAATTGCTTTTAGGGTCAGCTATATCGCCATAGATTCGTCTATACCAGCGGTTGATCGTCTTGATCAAATTGTAGTGCTGGTAAACGAGCAACTATTAGCCACTTCATACAACAGAATCATGCTGGAAATTGTACAAACTGTTAAGGAACTATTACAGTTTGTACGTAAGAAATACGATATTAAATCCGATGACGACTTTACCTGTCCTATTCACAGAAAATTACTTAAATTAGTTGCACAACTTCAGCAATAGTGCATACGTTTGATGTTAATTAAAATTTTGAAATAGACTATTATGATTGTAACTATTTGTATGATGTTATCAATTTTGGTTGGATGGTGGTTGGGGTATTCTTACTTCCTTACAAAAGTTTGTACTGGTTGTAGGGCTATTCCTTCAAAACACAACAAGTCAAGTACAAAATGCAACCACGACATGCACTGGCGTGAACAGTACATTTGTGCTAAATGTGGGTATGTTTCTATTAGTCAACCCCGTGGTTGTGGTTGCACTTCACACGTTGACTATTACGATGATGGAATGGACATGCTACAGAAAAACAAGGAAGAAAACGTGAACAGTAATTAACAACAACAACCGTATATTAAAATAATCACTGTATAAGTAATTGCATGCAATAATTCAGCAAAGGAGAAAATATGGCTTATGAAAAATTAAAGATAGGAGTTTCGCCACTAACAAAAAAGGTTTATGTTGGAAATATAAAACAAGACTCAAAAGGTCGTAAAGTGTGGCAAAGTAAATGCGACAAAACAGAGGAGTTTTTATCTGCATGTATTGATTACTTTGAAGCTGGGACAGAAAACACAATAACCGTTGATGGTAAACCACATTTAATAATAACAGCCAAGAAAGCTGAATGACTGCGTATAACAACAATTATGCGGAAATTAAAAAACAAACAGACAAAGGGTGAAATGTGACATGCACACTCAGTTTGTTAGTTTCGGTGCACCGTGCTAACATTAATCCAGTTGGAACGGGCCTCTGTCACTCCACCCAATTTGCCAAAACGTTGTGTAAATATTTTGCTTGAAAGGAATTATAGTTTATATGCTTAAAGATGATACAGAAAAAGTGGACGAATATATTCGTTGGCCTAAACATCCTCAACCATGGGGTGCTTGTTATTGCGAGAGGTAACACGGCATTAAGAGCGGCAACACAAAATTAAAACTTCGGTATAGTAGTTTATTAATAAAGGATATTTATGATTAACATATCATCAGACTTTTCTTTCTTGTTGGGAGTTGTTATTGGATCAATAGCATCGGGAAATGTTGTTTATAAATTTATGACAGCAAAAACATCTAAAATTGTTGAAATTAGACTTGCTCAGGTTATAGACTGGTATATTAAAAATGATCTTATAACGTTGAATGATGATAATATTAAAAAAACGTTGAATGATGATAATATTAAAAAATGACTGAGGATTGTATAAAATGATATTTTTGTTAACAATAATATTTCTAATTATGATGGTTTTTAAACTTTTAACAAAAGGATTTGTTAATTTATTTTCATTTGGTTTTAATATTTTATATATTGTAATCATTCTTGAAATTGCTGGTTATTCACTGTTCGATGTTTTAGGTTTTTTTAGATAATAAATTGCTCATGTGGCGAAATTGGTAAACGCTCTGGACTTAAAATCCAGTGAACAATAGTTCTTGTGGGTTCGAGTCCCACCATGAGTATTTGTGTAAATATTATAAATATGAATGAACATTCATTAAATGGAGGTAAAGAATGGCAAAAATTCAAAAATTGAGATTGAGTTTTGGAAGTTATTTTCTTATTACATATGCAAGTCAGAAAAAAAATCCTAATACGATCAAACCAGCACTTCTTAAAACAGTCTGTGTTAAACAAAGCCCTGTATCTTTTTTGTTAGAGTTAAGAGAATCATCAGATGATTTAGAATTTTCAATTATTAATTCTCAACAAATAACACGAAGAGAATATAAATATTGGAAGAAAAATGGAGGAGAACAATGTTAAGTCTTGTAGCAACGGTGGTAGATAAAAATGTAGTAGAAATAAGAAGTAGTGAAATTACTGATGGTTTATTGCAAGCATTTGCAAACAATTATGCTAACGGTGATCTTAATGGTATTAGTTATTATACAGCAACAAGTGCTGAAGAGGTGCGAATCCAAAACGGCGATGAGTATGAATTGGTGTGGACTAATGATGATATTACTGGGTTAGATTTCTCAGTTGAAGATAACAAGAGATGGCTCTCTGTTTCTAAAAGTATTGCCGGACTAAGAGCTAATGCACCGGCAGATTTGATTTTACAGGATGTTTCTAATTGGTCAGAAGGAACATATGTTCAAGGTGATAAAGTTTTTAGAAATAATAAAATTTGGGAAGTTATTGAAACAAGCACTACAGATACCCCAACTCAAGGTTCATCTGATTGGTCTCAAATTTGTGACGCTGTTATGTTAACACTTCAAGTTTTAACTCCTGATCAGAGTGGAGTTGACACTAACATAACAAATAATGTTTTGATTCCTGTTCAAACTAATATTGATAGATTTCCTATTAGAGCGGATTTTGTGAATGGTGAATGTGAAATTATTTTAGCATTTAAAAACACTTCAGATTGTGGAGATTGGTACTTCCCTTCAGAAGAGGATAGAGTTGAAGTAACAAATCTATCAAACTTTACAACTTTTGAAATTAGAGTTGTTGACAATGAAAGATTGAGAGTTATTTTACCATTTTAAATTATTGCGGATTAATTTCCGCATCTTTTTAAAAACATAATAGATGGAGTATAGCTCAAATGGTTAGAGCATCAGATTTTGAATCTGAGTGTTGGGGGTTCGAGTCCCCCTACTTCAGCCAATAGGAAGTTTTATATGGATGAAAAAAATTTTATAGATGTTGAGATTTGTTTAACAAATGAAGAGTTTTTCAAGTTGGCAGTGATGGCACATGAAAAAGACATTACTCTTAATCAACTATGTAATGAGATTCTTGAAGAATATCTGGGAGTAGGCCAGCCAGGTTGAGTCGCTCGGTTTGGGGCCGAGAGTACGTTGGTTCAAATCCAACCTTCCAGACCATTTTATTTTTAATCATTGCCTCGTTAGCTCAATTGGATAGAGCATCAGATTTCTACTCTGAGGGTTGATAGTTCGAGTCTATCACGAGGTGTTTTTTTGTGTTAAAATTATAAATATTTTTGAGGATACCATATTGGATTCTCATAATTTTTTAAACCATCTAAGGAGGTTTTTATGAGTGATTTATTGGATGCTTTTTTCTCTGAATTTGATGTTCTAACAAGATCATCAATGTCTAACTTCTCACCTTTATCAAATGCTAAAATCGACTATCCTGTTGATATTTATCAAACAGAGGAAAATGATTTAATTATCGAATTTGCTTCTGTTGGTAGTAAAAAAGACGATTTTGAAATTTTGGTTGATAATAATAGGTTGAGAATTATTAGAAAAGAAAAAGAAAAAGAATCACAAAAAAAGAAGTGGATTGTTAGAAAAATTTCAAGAAGAGATTTAGACGTGTCATATTTAATAGACACTTATAAATTTGATCTTGATGGTGTAACCGCTGAATGTGATGATGGATTGCTAAAAATAAAAGTCCCTCGATTGTCAAAAACTAATCAAAAAATAATCAAAATATCTTAAAAAATGGGGCATTTTTGCCCCATTTTTCTTTAAAATCCACCATTTTTCTCAAAAAAATACACTATTTATATAAATAATACTTGCGCACGATAGTGCCATTATATATATTACTAGTAGAGGTTGAGGCGAGGGGCCTCAACCAAGAAAACCAAAAAAGGAGATGGGAAAATGGTAGTAGATACTATCAATCACAAAAATTTCAAAATCGATATTGTTATCGATGATTCGCCAGAAAGCCCAAGAGAATGGGAAAACATCGGAAAGATTGCAACTTTCAGGAAAGATTATGGTTTTTCTGATACTTATGGTGAAGATGTTTTAGAAGAACTTTTATCTGATGTCGGTGTGAATTTGGACACTGACTATTTTGAAAGACTTGATGAAGATGATGCCAAAAATTTTATTGAGAAAAAAATCGAAGAGAATTATATCATTTTGGATTTGTACAAATATGAGCATGGCTGTTTTTTGCTCAATACCGATGGATTTTCTTGTCGATGGGATTCGTGTCAAATTGGTTATGTTTATGTTTCCAAAGAAGAAGCAAAAGAAAAATTTCTTTGGAAAAAAATTTCTAAAAAAAGAGTTTCTCAGATTGAGGAACATCTCAAAAGTGAAGTATCGGTTCTGTCCAATTATGTTAATGGAGAAGTCTACGGCTACTCTGTTGCACAAGATGATGAGATCATAGCGAGTTGTTTTGGTTTCTATGGTAGTGACCATGAAGAATCTGGCCTTCTTGAAAATGCAAAAGATGAAATCGATTTTTACATTGCTGAAAAAAAGAAAAAAAGAAAAAAAGAGCCGTTGAGTTAAAATCTCTTATAAAGAGAAAAGTTGTGTGTTTACACACAAGAGAAAAAGTATTGAATTCTTTAAACTAAAGGAGTTTTATGAATTTTGAAGCAAAAGAACCAATCAACCAAAAAATAAATAGATTTATTTATGTTTTGGTTTATGATTTTAAATATTTCTATCATATTGATAAAAAAATAAAATATTTGATATTTTATTTAAAAAATGGGTGGGATTGTAGAGATGTGTGGAATTTGGATTACAGCTTCTCAAAATACATTTTACCAATTCTATTAAATTGGAATTTTGATTATCTATATAAAAATAGTAACAGGGTTGATTTTTTTCTTGATATTATTTTTTCTTTTTATATGGTAGAAAAAGATTTGTTTGTGTGGGAAGAAAACATACACACCAAATTTGTTCATGGCATGAAAAATTTTAAAGTTCTTATGTTAGAAGAAAAAGAGTTTTCGAAAAAAATATCGGAATGGTGGTATAAAAGATTAGAATATTACATCCAAAATATAAAATCCCATCCAGGAAGATTGAACAAACATTATAGTGATTTTGATGATGGTTTAAATGCATGGAAAAGAATTCTCAACAAAATAAAATACTCTTTCCATCTGTTGGGTAGAGATAGAAATTCTCTAACAAAAGATGAGATTAGAGAGCTTAAAAAAGGTTTGTCGTATTTTGTCACATATTATAGGACGCTTTGGGATTGAAAATACACTATTTATATAAATAATACTTGCGCACGTCAGTGCCATTATATATATTATTAGTAGAGGTTGAGGCAAGGGGCCTCAACCAAAAACAAACCAAAAAGGAAGTTTTGAGATGTCAATCAAAGAATTGATCCACAAACCAACAGGAGATAGAATTTCTGTTGAGGAAATTGGCGGTGTAGTGAGAATTGTTTACTACCCAAAAGCTAAGAATAGAAAAAAGAAATTCTATCGCTACAATGGCCCAGAATCTTTGAGATTGGTTTTCGACCTTTGGCACACCAGATGGAAAGCTAAAGAAGAGAAAAAAATCAAAAAAAGAGAAAAAATCAACACCATCAAACAAGATGGACATTCTTACAAAGTTGGTCAGCTTCTGGTTAGTTGCTGGGGTTGGGAACAAACTAACAGAGAATTTTATCAAATTGTGAATGTTGTCGGCAATAAGATTTCTATTGCTGAAATCGAAACTTCAAAAAGAGGAGACCCTCAACACACAATTTATCACAAAACAAAAAAAGATTGTTTTGTTAGTGATGTTGTGGAGATTAGAGCGAATCCCACAGAATATGGGTGGACTCTCAAACACGGCGCATATCTCAACATCGGTGATTGGGAAAAAGAATACAGCACAACACACTATGCATAATGCATAAAACCAAAAAAAGGAGATGGAAATGTCAATCAAAGCATTCTGGTGCGATAAAAATGGCTCTCATAGAGAGGGGACACTTTCAGATCAAACCATAGACAAAATCAATGAGTTGAAAGATAAGTTGAACCTCTCTGAATTGGATATTCTCACCATAGCGATTCATGAATACCATAAAGACATAATCCAAAAAAAGGAGATGGAAAATGAAAAATTATGAAAACTGGCTCAATGGAGAACTTACTGAAAAAGAAGACAAAATTCTCAACGCAGAAGTCTCTCACAAAGGCCATATGAGCAAAGAAGAGTATAATATGCTCTCTACACTATTCCCAGCCCAAAACGTGGGAATATGGCAGGATGAATATGATTTTGAGCTGCAGCTCGGAGTTGCATTTGAAGAATTTTTTGAATAATACTTGCAAACCTTTCTAACATTATATATATATTTATTTATGGAAAATAAGAAAAAATATGTGTGGTTTAAGGGTAGATGTTGGAGAAAATCTACCCTTAAAAATCATAAAGGCGGAGTTCTTCTTGTAAGTTTAAGAGATTCTTCTTTGGGTGTTGTTGCAAACCCAGAAAGATTGATTGAGTGTTCAAAACGTCAAACAGAATCGATTGAATACTTTTTATCATAAAAATAGATATTGATTTTATATTTAGTCATAAACACTAAATATTGCCATTTATGACTAAATATTTGATCGAAATACGTTTTTAAAGAAAGAATTTTGTATGTATTATAGAACTGTATCAGCAATTTATAGATTTTGTCCAATTGAATTATTATGTAACTATCCAATTGAAATTCTAAACAATTTATATTCCTCACTTCAGGGATTTTACATTATAGAAGTAGATTTAGATTTTTATGAAAAATGAAATTTATTTAGTTTGTCAAAATTATAGTTTTCGTTGGTATGAAATGTATATTTTCTGTATGTCTATAAACTGCTATACTCATGAAGATTACAGCAATATCTATCTTGAGATGACTACAATAGAAAATAAATCATGAAATATTTAACGACTCAAAATGAATGGTTTAGAAGTTGTCAAATTTCTAGTTTTAAAATATTTATATTAAATATTGAGAATTGTTTTTATTATGAACCTTTTAAACCATTTTATCGTATATGATCTATTTAGAAAATGAGAATGCTTTTTTTAGAGCATGTAATTTAAATGATTTTGATCAATATCTATTTTATTTTGTTGGTATTCAATATATTCGTTTGAGTGTGTATCGTAATGGATATTATTTTTTATGATTTATTTAGAAACAATTAATGAGTATTTTAGGGGAATGAAAATAAAAAATTTTGAATTTTCTATGGGAGATTGTTTTGATGAAGAATTATGTAAACCATATTTTTATACATATAATCAAATAAGCTATTTATATTATGATAAAAACTTCTGATATGATCTATTTAGAAACTTTGAATGAAAACTATAGATGTCTAACAATTCAATCTTTTAAAGAAGATATATTATTTGGAATTACACTCGAATATAATCCATACTATTTTGTTAGTTGGCTTACAGGATATTCTGATGATGATTTAAAAACTTTGTAAAAATTAGAATGATTAGAATGATCTATTTAAAAACTTTGAATGAACACTATAGATATGTACACATCACTATTTTTAAGCTGTATTTAAATGATGATGCTACGATAAGATCGTGTACACATACATTTCGTGATTATGGGTACGCAAGCTATAGCAGACAGTGATTTTTTTCTTAAAATTGGAATAACATGAATACATTGTATTTAGTTACAATAAACGCTTATATTAGATATTATGACAATATATGGTTTTCGTGGAGCGTGCGCCATAATGAAACTCTAATAAAATCTAAAAGTATTTGGGTTTATAGTCTTATTTATTCAATGCCTATTTTGTAGAATTTTATCGAAAATGCTATATTTAGAACCAATCAATGAAAGATTTAGGTGCATGAACACTAAAACATTTTCGATGTATGTTCTTATTTATCATATACCATCTATGTATTATTTTAAATATGAATTTATTAGTATATTGTATACTCCATAATTTTATGCGATATTTACAAACAGGCAATTCTTATCATAGATTATGTGCGTTTGGCATGTTACGTATTGATACAAATATTGAAATATATAATTATTTCTATAGACCAATTGTCATGTCGTATGGGTTATGATTCATTTAATAACATACAACCAATTCTCAAGATCGATAGCGGAAAACTATTTTAGGATGATTATAATTTCTCCCAAAAATCATGTATCTTTCAATGTATATTATACTTTGGAAGGAAGGTCTGTTAGTATATCAACATCTTAATTACATCTAACTACTATCATAGAACACAAGAAATTGAGTATTTTACCCGTGATGCTGTATGGAAAAGTATATACACAAAACATTATTTATACGCTATGGGTTATAAAAATTATGTATAAAGATATATGAATTATGAAACATTTATCTATTTCATAGAAGATAAATCTATATTTGAAGAAGTGAATGAAAAAAATCTAATATTTATATAAATAATACTTGCGCCAGCCCTTACCATTATATATATTACTAGTAGAGGTTGAGGCAAGGGGCCTCAACCAAGAAAAC